GCCGTAACAATTAGAGACGCTAAATGGAATGGCGCAGCTATTACTTCTACTTCTACTGCAGGTTTGGGTAACACACCTATTATGTTGTGGTTGGAAGATAACTGGTTTGGTCCTGGTGCTATTCTTGAGTTTGATAACAAGGAATTCCAAGTACGTGTATCTGGCGCACCTTATCAAGATGGAAATCTGTGGGTATATACTTGTTTTGTAGCCGATGGTCAACCTTCATCTTATATTCCTGCTGAATATCTTGAAGCTGGAAAGCAGGTTTCTCGTCTTGCTTCTGCATATGAGGAATACAGTGAAGAGGGTGATATCTTGAACTATAACACTCACTTCAAGATGCGTAACTACCTTACTACGATTCGTATTAACTACGATATCACTGGTTCTGCCTATTCTACTGTAATGGCTATTGCTCTGAAAGATCCTGCAACTGGTAAGACTTCTTACTTGTGGGCTGATTATCAGGAATGGAAAGCTTTGCGTGAATGGTATAAGAGATGTGAACGTATGTTGGTTTACATGAAGACTAATGTAAACAAAGACGGTTCTTGTAATTTGAAGGGTACTAACGGCCGTCCGGTATTTATCGGTGCTGGTTTGTTGGAACAGATTGCTCCGTCTAACAGACGTTATTACACTCGTTTAACTGGTGAAATGTTGGAAGACTTCTTGTTCGATCTGTCTTACAACTGTCTTGGTACTAACGAACGTAAGTTTGTTGCCTTGACTGGTGAAATGGGTATGCGTGAGTTTGACCGTATCTTGAAAGAGAAGGTAGCTACTATGAATCTGATGGATACAGTATTTGTAACTGGTTCTGGTGATAACCTTACTTTTGGTGGTCAGTTCAAGACTTACAAAATGACCAACGGTATCGAGTTGACTCTGAAGTACTTCCCGCTGTACGATGATACTACTTATAACCGTGAATTGCATCCGGTAACCTTGAAACCGAAGGAATCATATCGTATGACTTTCTTGGATCTTGGTCGTCGTGATGGTGAAGCTAACATCGTTAAAGTAGTACGTAAAGATCGTGAATTCGTAACTTGGTATACTGGTGGTGCTGTAGCTCCGTCTGGTTATGCTAAGTCTAAAGATACTCTGAGATCTAATGGTAAGGACGGTTATACCGTATTCTTCCTTGGAGAAATGGGAATAATGTTGAGGGATCCACGTGCGTGTGGGGAATTGATATTAGAATAATAGCTAAATGTTAAATTTTGTTAAATAATTACAGTTATCGGTAACTATGCGGCTAAGTCTACGTTATATAAAATATAACAATAAAACTTAGAAACTATGATGAGATCATACGATGTTTACAAGATAACTAACAAAACTAATAACAAAGTTTACATTGGCATTACAAGTAAAGGGTTAAGTGCTCGGTGGAAAGAACATCTCTATAATGCCGAGCACGGATGCCCTTTTAAATTACATAATGCTATACGTAAGTATGGCAAAGAAAATTTCTCAATAGAACTCATAGATTTTTGTAATAGCTGGGAAGAACTAGAAGAGAAAGAAAAATATTATATTTCCGAGTATAAGTCATTACAAGACGAATTTGGTTATAATATGACAGAGGGCGGAGATGGTACTATTGGTAGATATGTTACTATGGAAACCCGAGATAAGATTCGTCAAAAAGCTATTGGTAGAGAGGTATCTGAAGAAACTCGAATGAAATTATCAGAAGCAGGTAAAGTAAGAACTGAAAACAGGGAAGCTTACTGGAACTCTGGTAAAATCGGAGATAATAGACGTAAGCCTATTCTTCAGTACACAAAAGAAGGTATATTTATAAGGGAGTTTGAAGGAGTAAATATAGCAGCTAAGGAATTAGGATTAAGCCCCACTACTATCATAACCTCACTTAAACATGAGAACATAGTAGGATCTAAAAGAAATCCTTATATATGGGTTTATAAATCAGAGTATCCTGATGTACCTGAAACTGTTCCTGCTAGCTTATTTGCTAAAGATCCTAATTGGAAACCTACTATATCTGAGGCTTGTAGGAAAGCTGATGCAGAAGCTAGAAAGAATAGAAAGCCTACTGATAATCAGTTAAAAGCTGCAGTTGAAAATGGAATGAAAGTTGCTAAACCTATTTGTCAATATGACAAAGAAGGTAACTTAATAGCAGAATTTACTTCTATAATTGAAGCTTCTAGAAGTACAAAGATTGATAGAAGAGGCATTCAAAGACAACTTCAAAACCCCGTTGATCCTTCTAACAGTAGAGCTTGGAGTAATACTAAATATATCTGGAAATATAAAGAATAACAGGATAAATCTAATACATTGTATTATGGAAGTAATCGTTAGAATAGTTAAAGTAAATCCTTGGACCGGACTTACAAAATGGCCTACAACATTTGATTATGTAGGACCTTACTGGACTAGATCTGGTAATATCTACACTGGCTTGAGTACAGAAGATGCTCGTAGATTAGAGAAAGCCTTAAATAAAGAAGAAGGTGAGTTGTCTCCTAATAGCGATTTTTGGACTACCTTCGCAGTTAAACTTGGTAAAAGAGACTTAATACTGGATACAGATAAGCCGTTGGATGAATTGCAATACTTGTTCCTTAAAGGTCACAAACGAGTAGCAGACGGATTAGCTAATATGAATCCTTCTAAGGATTACGTATTGATTAATAAAGACTCTGAAGCAGAACAAGCTAATCGTATCAATAAGATTAAGCGTGAAGCATATAGAGAATTAGATAAAATGTCTATTGAAGATATGCGTAAGTGCTTGCGTTTGTATGGTATGAAATCAGATACTATGTCAAATGAACTCGTTGAAGCTAAGCTTACTGAACAAGTTGAAACAGCACCTGATAAGTTTATGTTGAAATGGGTAAATAACCCAAATAAAGAAATTAACTTTGTTATTGAAGAAGCTATTGCTAAAAATATTATTCGTAAGAATAGAACTCAATACTTCTTTGGTACAGATCTGATTGGTAATGGTATTGACGATGTTATTGTTTACTTACAAGATAAGAAAAATCAAGACATTAAGTTAGCCATTATGAATGAAATTAAATCCAAATAATGAAGATATCTGATTTACATAAGGCATTTAAAGTTCTCATGGATAAGAATTCAGAGGCAGTCGCTTTCGGTGGCTGCCCTGCATTCCTTCCTGAAGAAATAGATTTATTTCTTAATTAGGCTTATATAGAAGTAATATGTAATAAGTATACCGGTAACAATACTATGAAAGTAGGGTTCGAAGGTGCTGTTAAACGTATTGCTGATTTATAGAAGTTAATTAAGACAGATACTGCACAACCTTTAGTATATCCATACTCTAGCTCTAATGTGCTTACTCTATCTAATTTCTTTAAAGACAATCAAGAACTTAAGAGAATGTTCTATGTAGATTGTGTATTACACTTCAATGATGAAGTTGCTATATGTACACTTATAGATCACGAAAAGGCTAAAGGATTCTTATAGACATATAACAATATGCCTTGGATAGAAACCCCTGTAGCAGTATTAGAAGATAATACACTGAAGATATATATAGATCCTATACGTATGTCTGCTGATACTTATACTGCTGATATTACTTATATTAAGTATCCTCAGAATATAAGCTATACAGACTACAATAAGGATATTACTGAGGTTCCTGATTACATATTAAATGAAGTAATTGATAGAGCTGTAGAAATAGCACTAGAGACTATAGAATCTCAGAGAACACAGACTAAAGTACAACTTGATAGCTTGAATGAATAATGAGTCCACGTGAAATGCAAATAGAGGTAGAAAGAAGACTATAGCTGATTAGTCCTACATTGGCTATTGATAATAAACTACCATCTGATACTATATTATCATTTATTAATGAAGCTGTCGATAAGTTCTGGAAGACTAGATATTCAGGTATCAATTTCAAACAAAGAGGCTTCGAGTAGGACTAGAAACGTACTGATGATTTGCGTACTTTGGTTACAAAGCACACTTATAAAGATATTGGAATTACTAAGGTTAATAAAGAAACCTACACAGTTATCTTACCTGACGATTATGTAATACTATTAGGTGATACAGCAGGTATAGCTCCTGCAGATGGTATTACTAATGATTGCTGGGAGAAAGACTCGGAAGGTAACTATAAAGTTAAGTATAGTGATACTATAGAAGGTACTATTGAGACTGTAGACAGAATCAAAGAAAATTCATTATCAGAGTATCATCTAAAGTACACTAAAGCTAAACCTATTAAACTCATGTAGGATAATACTATTACTTTATATACTGATGGACAATATAAAGTAGCTGAGTATACTATTGAGTATTTAAAGCGACCTAGTAAAGTAACATTAGTAGGTACACCTACAGATGAATACACAGACCTTCCTGCTCATACTCATATGGAAATTGTAAAGATGGCTGTGCAACTTATATTAGGTACTTTACCAAACTATAATGTTTATTCCAATGAAGTAAATACAATGGAATAACATAACAAGAAAGCGCTTACTAACGTGGAAATCTGAAATAAGGAAAGTAGAAAGTAAGCGGATTTAGACTAAGCGCTTAATATGTCTAATTAATAATTTATTTAAAACTATGATTCAAAGCGTTCATTCCGTATTGATCGGAAAGACTTGCCCTGCATCTTACACTACTGTAGATGCTCTAGCTGTTGGTGACGTAGCATTGTTTGATGAAAACAAAGCTCTGCTTAAAACAGCTGCCGCTGCTGCATCCGCTAACTCTTTGTACGTTGGTGTAGCTGGCCCTAAAATCAACGTTACTATGCCTGATGGCTCCGTAGCTCAGAAAGCTAATATTGATTTCTCTAATGAAATTCAGAAAGATTCTAAGCCGTCTGCAGTTATCGGTGCTCACGTTGAACCGGTTGAAGAAAAGATCGTAATTACTCTGACAGATGCTACTATTGTAGCTGGTAACCGTTATGTATTGCGTATCGTTTATAAAGACCTGTATGAAGCTGCTTGGCAGTTTACTCATTCTTATGAAGTATATGCTGAAAGTGCAACTGCTTCTGACTTGGCTACTGCTATCGTAAAGAAGATTAACGCTCACAAGAACCGTCGTGTACAGGCTTATGCTAGTGCTGCAGTTATCACTCTGAATGCTATGCCTAAGGATGATAATGAAGGCGTTTATTCACTGAATGAATACAGCGTTGTATGTATGGAAGCTTCTTTGTATGAGACTATTCCTGGTGCTTTGCTTGCAAATCAGCCGAAAGCTGTAGCTGGTGCTACTATTGCTAAGACTGCTGGTAATCCGGGTAAAGGTTATTGGAAACAGGTACGTGATGCTGAAGTACGTAACATGGGTTACAAGGGCCACGTATTTACTGGAGCTTATCCTGAAGTAGAACAGGCACGTAAGGTAGTTGAAGGTACTCAGTATGATTATGCTATTATCGAAAATGATAACCTGTATCTGAGTAATGACAACCAATATATTAAGACTACTCCGTTGACTACGGAAGTATACTGTCCTAGTATGGTTGGTTCTATCGTTGATAAAGGTATTCAGTCATTTATCAAAGGTGAAACTGTAGCATAATAAAAACAGTGTTTCAGTGTGCTGACAAGGGCTATGGGGCTAAATAGCCCTGTAGCCTTTTTTTATTTAAAAGTATTAATATGAAGATAACTGGTATAACAATAGTAAAACACAACATAGTAGTAGAATTAGATACAAAGATACCTGATTCAGTAGATTCAAATTTGTATTTATATATAGACACACTGAATAACTATTCTAACAGGAGTTCAGTAAATCCTGATAAGCATTCATATAAATTATTAGTATTAGGTACGGACTATAGCTCTGATGTAAAGATTGACGAATAGAGATTATCTATAGTAATAGATTCTAATAAATTAGAAAATATGTGTATGAGTGCGTTTATTGCTACTATAGATAATTCAAGTCAATTCTTTTTCAATCAAGCTGATATATATTATAAAGAAGTAGAATTACTATGTAAGAACTGTAGTACTTGTTTAGATGATCAGCAAATAGATAGAATGATATTGTTTTTATTGAAACAAGATCTGTTAAGTTACGCTATCAATAATAACTTAATAGACGATGCAGTACAGTATTATACAGATATAGCTAGAATGCTAAATATATGTTTAGATACTAAAACTACATTCTACAATAACCACGATTGCTTTGCTTGTAATAAAACTTGTAGAAACGGAGTTTGTTCATTATGCTAATAGATGATATATATAGAATAGGTAAAGAGTATAACTTAAAAGTTAAGTACAACTCTAATCAAGGTATACCTTGCATACGTAAATGGGTTTGTGCTAATCATATTGCTCGTCTATTAGAAAGTGATTTAAAGTTTACAGATGAACAAATAGATTGTCTTAGAGCATTGATAAGCAAGTTAGTACATCCTTTGGATGAAATGTGGAAGGATACTTCTGAAACTGATGATAAAGCAATACTGCTAGAACAAAGTTTAGGAGTAGATTTAGGTATAAAAACATTCTATGACGAACTTTTAATTTGTGAAAAATGACTCCATTAGAAGAACAAGTACAGAAAAATACCACATCTATTAAGACTATATCAGATAGTCTAATATAGTATGCTAAAGATACAGACTTAGATAAGTCTAATGAGAATATATCAGCTAATACATCTGATATAGAAGAATTACGTAATAATATAGGCAGTCTACAAACTCAAATTAATCTATAGAATCGTATTGAGTAGATGAAGGATACTAATATAGTAGATGCTGCTAAATTAGACTTACTTTAGTATGACGGTAAAAGATGGTCAAATATTGCTGCTAATAAGGTAGTTACTGGCTTACTTGGTAAATTAGTTGATTTACAAGATGTATCTATTAATAATTTACGTAATGACAACGCATTAGCATGGGATAGTGAATTATAGAAGTGGACTAATAAGAACCTGAATACAGAGATATATGATGATGTATTCTTAAGTAAGATTAAACCTGATTCTACTGCTTATGAAGTGTGGTTTAAAGAATCAGCAATATTTGGTCAAGAAGGTTTTGCATCAGGTCTTACAGGATTTGGTGGTAAGATTGATAAATATGGTCATGCTGAATTTGATAGTCTTACTTTGCGTAGATTCCTTGAAGTACCTGAATTGAGATATAACCGTGTAGAAATTCAATTAGGTGATAAATGGAATGCTCCTGGTGCAGGTGTAATAGAAAGTGTAGAACAAACAGATGAATATTCAGGTGTTATTACACTGAAACTAGAAGAAGGAGAATACGGAGCTGTATCAATGGGTGACCTATGTATGGGTATATACCATTCAGAAAAGACAGATGAAAATGCTGAAAATGATGAAGATGATGGTAGAGGTAATAGAAAGTTTGCAGGTTTCTATACTGTTTACTTTGAAGTTACTAACATACTAGATGCACAAAATAAGAAATTTGGTTACAAGCTTAGACCAGTAGATGATTATTGGAATATGACGTTTCACCCATGTGCTCAAATGAACTTTGTTGCATATGGTAATAAAACTAATGTAGATCGCCAAACATCTTGTTACTCAACTCGTACTTATACACGTTACTTAGTAAACTAGAACACTTGGGATTAGAGAGCTAAAAACATTGCGATGCAATTTGGTAATCTTGATAACCTCAATATGTTTGGTTACGATATGAGAGGATATTCAGCATATCTTAATTCAGTATACTTTACTGGTACTATCACTCAAGTAAAGCCGAATGGGGAAGAGATAAGATATGCTAATGATAGAGGTCCTTGGGAACCAGATACTCATTATGACTACTATGATAGAGTAAGTGTATTAGGTTACTTATGGTTATGTGTTAATATAAACGGTACCGATACTAAACCTAGCGATAGTAATCCGGATTGGTTAATGCAGGTATCTAAAGGTGATACAGGAGAAGGTTTAATAGTACGTAGGTCTGAATGGTGGCCTGGTAGACTATATTGCAATGAAAGTGAAGTATCTCCAACAGTACAACCATTGAGGTACTTAGATATTGCTTTAATTAAAGATTTAGGAACTTCTACAGGTTATAAAGCATACAAATGTATATCTACTATAGATAGAGGTCACGGACAAGGCAAACACTTATCTTCTAGTGATAACAAGCCTGGTACTCCCGGTGGAGTTGAATATTGGGAAGAATTAGCTCAGAATGTAGCTAGTATTTATACTGATTTGATTATAGCTAAAAATGCTAAATTAGACTTTATTACTGGTAACTCATTAAGAGTTGGTTATCAAACTGGTAATACTACTAATGATTTTCATGTAGTAGCAGGTATTACTGGTGAAGGTGGTAATGATAACAATTCTGTTCGTATATGGGCCGGTACTACTGAAGAAAATAGATCTAAAGCTCCATTTTTAGTTAGACAAGATGGTAGAATGGTAGCTAATAACGCATCCATAAGGGGAGAAATAGAAGCATTATCTGGTACTATTTAGTCACTTGAAATTACAGGTGTGCTATTTGGTGGTACAGAGACAAACGGAATGAAGCTGTTCTCTAGTTATATAAAGTTTAAGGAAGGTGAAAGAGAAGCATTAATAGGTACTCCTAATTCTTTAGGTTATTCATACTTTGGTTCTTTTAAAAGTAATGCTAATGATTTTAGTACTGCATAGATAAATGATGGTCTGTACTTTGATATTACTGGTAGTTTAATTCGTAATATGGCAATATACGGCTTTGGAAGTTTGTCATTACATGGGGATGTAGTAGGTTATAAATTTGCTTATGCTACAGATCCTACTGAAAACTAGATACTGTATCAATAGTATTCAAGGACTATATTTATAGGTAGTAGCGTTAGACGTATGTGGTATGGATTACCACATCTTGATAGCGTAAAAACAAAGTTAGCCATACAAACTGTTGAATGGGCCGTTCCTGTAACATTTGTTTATAACCCACGTAGTAATCCAAAAGAATGCAATATATGGGGTAGAGGAAATAAGGACAGTGATCCTAATAGACCTATATTATATGATAATAATGGTAATAGAATAGAATGGATTACTGTGAATGCAGGAGATGTTATGGATTTTCTATTAATATATTCACAAAACAAATATTATGCAATACTTAGAAGTAGATCTATTTAATTATGAAAATAAATTTTGCACAACTAGAAACATACACAGACATTCAAAAGACAAATAAGATCTGTTTGGATGCTAGACAACAATTAGGTGAATTAATTTATGAAGTAGGTAGTGGTATTAAAGCTCATTCTTTAGCTTTAAAGATATATAATTCTGAAGGTGAGCTAGAATATACAGATGAAGAAGTACAAGTTATTATGCAATTTGTAAATCAATACTGTAAGCCTGCTATCATAGATGCTATGAATGCATTAAAAACAGAAGACAAGTAATATGATTACAAAAGGAATTAGAATAAGTTAGTTAGTCGAAAGGAAAGATCTCAATGGTAAAGAAATAATTCCTTTTCAAGATGGCATTCATAATGGTAAGTTAAGTATATAGTCCTTAATAGATTATATAGGGGATATATCTGATAGTGATTTAGAACTACAAGCTTTAATAAAAATATAGAAGTTTGTAGATACAGTATCAGAAATGGACTTACTGTTATATCAAGCTAAAGAAGGAGATATTTACTACTGCAAAGAAAATAAGAAACTATACGTTAGAAGTTTTAATAAGTGGGATATGTTAGACCCACTTACATCTAAAGTATATGTATTAGTAGGTTTAGACGAGTATAATAGAACTAATATCATACATCTTTGGGATGGTAATGATATGGTAGTTATGTCAGAAAGACTATTTATTGGAGAAGTAACTGGTACTGCGTATGATGGTGGTAAAGGTAAGCATTTAGCTGATATAGCTAATAGTTTACCTGATAACGTCATTAGAGAAGTTGCAGACTTTACTACAGATGGTTCAACTGTTACTTTCAACTATGAGTATGACGTTAAACAGGAATCAGGTTTGTTTGATGGTGATGCTCAAGGTAGTAAAACTATTCCATCAGCTACTACTAGTAATGCAGGCGTTATGTCTGCTACAGATAAAGTAAAAGTAGATAAGATAGTTACTGACGGAGATGGTAATAAGTATTTAACTGATAATGGTAATTATCAGGAATTAATAGAAGATACTACAGAAACTATAAAGACTACTGATGCTATACCGGTTGCAGGTGGTCCGTTAGCTGACTTACTTAACAAAGCTGGTATAAACAGTATTAGTCCTGATACAAGCATGTAGGATTTATTTGTATCTTTATTTACTAAAGAATTATGGCCTACTAATCTTGTGTTCAAAGAAGGTACAGTTAGTGCAGCTATTGCAGCTCCTTCATTTACATTAAGTAATACAGGCTTAGTAGAAGTAGGTGCTACTGTTACTATTGGAAAGACTACTCTATCTGTTGCTACTATGTCTACTACAGCTAGAACATACAGTGGATTTACTTATGGTTATAGTTCTACTAATGATAATACTAAGGATTCTTCTAATACTACTATAACAGTTAATGCTAGTAACGCTGCTCTAAATTCAGTTAATTATACTATGAAGCGTACTACTAATGGTAGTGTAGAGAATGCTACTGCTAATACTAATCCTGCTTAGGTTACTTTAGATAGCAAGACATTTAAAGCTATTGAAGGTACTAATACAGTAAAAGTAGATATAACTGGGCCTACAGCTAATGCTACATTTGCTTCTATGCCTGTATATTATGCATGTAGTAACTTAGGTAAGACTAGTGAAGAACATAAATCAGTAGCTAAAGATACTATTACTAAGACTAGCTCAACTCCTTCTAATTCCAAAACATTGAATGTTACAGGAGTATATCCTTACTATACTAATAAGGATAATATTACAACATTTGCCAAATTAGGACTGACTACTAATAAAACATTAGATGTTACATTTGTAGCTGAAACAGCAAGCAATAAACACGCATTTAAGATACCAGCTAAGTTCAATGTAACTAAGATTACGCTGTTGAATACACTTAGTGGTAAGTATGAAGACTATAGTGTTAGTAGATTCTCTGTTACTACTGAAACTATAAATGTACAAGGCACTGATGTACAATATAAAGTATATACTCGTAATGATGGAACTAACGGTTCATCTTCATTTAAAATAACATTTGCTTAATTATGAGAGATAGAGGAACGTTTAATTTTAGTGGTAATCTTGAAGTAAAGAAAGATGCCCCTCTCGAAGCTAGATCGTTAGTTAATTCATATGCAGATCTAGTAAAACCAGAGACCTGGACAGATGAATAGGGAGGTATATGGAAATATGATTGTATGTTAGTTTCCTGTAAAGATAGACCTGGAGAAGTATATCAATTATAGCCAGGAGCTGACTACACTAAGCAGAGTAGTTGGATACTTATAGGAGATACGTCTGAACTTAATAGTAAAGTACAATAGTTTATAAACAGCAAAGGTGCTCCAAATGGTTTGGCTTCTTTGAATGAAAGTGGTATTATTCCATCTGCTCAATTACCGTCTTATGTAGATGATGTAATAGAAGTTGATACATTTAGTAATCTACCTGGTACTGGCGAATCTGGTAAGATATATATAGTACAAGATACTAATTTAACTTATAGATGGTCAGGTACAGACTATGTAGAAATATCTAAATCATTGGCATTAGGTGAAACTAGTTCTACTGCATATCCTGGAGATAAAGGTAAAGCTACTACAGATAAATTGAACAAAACATCTAATAAAGTAGTTGTTGGGCCTATTACTGTAAATCCTTCTACTGATAAGGTAGTATTAAAGTATCAAACTCACTTTACATCTACTAATTCAGATAGTGAAGATAGTCATACAATTAATGCTGCTACTACATCTCAAGCAGGGGTGATGACATCAGCTGATAAGACTAAATTAAATGGTTTAAAAGATCAAGCTGGTATTACTTCTGATATTGATGCTGTATAGACTAATTTAGAAACACATATTAATAATAAGTCTAATCCTCATGAAGTTAATAAAGCTCAAGTAGGATTAGGTAATGTAGATAATACTTCTGATGCTAATAAGCCTATATCTACTGCTACACAGAATGCTTTGAATAGTAAGTTTAATGCTTCTGACGGTAATGCTTTAAAGTAGACAATAGAAAATATGCCTAATCTTGTAGTTACTGAAGGAAGGTTATCGCATAAAAATGACGGGATATCACTTAGTTTAATACAACAAGATCTTAAAGACTAGGTTAATACGGATTCAATTCTGTTAAAATTTAATCCTGCAACTGATAGTACAGCTGGTATTATTCTTCCTTCAGATAAGACCAAAATAGATAAAATAATTACTAATGGTAATGGTACTAGATACTTATCTGACAATGGTACTTATAAAGAAGTGAGTGGAGGATCTAGTAGCTCTGATATAAATATAATAGAATTACAAGATATTGGAGATATTATTAATATTGTAAATCATGAAAAAGATGCAGCTTCTAGTGATATAAGTTCAGTTTTTGGTGGATCTGTTAACTTTAGAGCTATAGTTGACGATATAATAAAAACACATACTAGATACTTTTTTCACGTTAAAGACACTCCAGATACTAACTGTATACAGTTGTCAGGAGTAAATGCTTGGAAGAATTTAGATAGCACTCAATATGAACTACACTTTATTTATAACTATTATATTTCAGATGGTAATCAAAGAACTTGTAGAAGAGTAACTGTAATTGATAGTGATAATACTGATAATAATTTATTCATCGTAGAAAATGTGAATGATATGTACGTTCTATCTAAAGATAGAGATAGACGTAAATCAGTATCTTTAGTAGGAGAAGGCTTTGATGAAAGTCATTGGTATCCTGTATCATTTACAGCAGACCCAAATGCCATTGTTCCTCCTTGTAATTTAGTAATTTGGAACAGCCTTAATAATGATTCTGCGGGAATAAGCCCTAAACCATCTTGGGCTACAAATAATGGAGGTTTTACATTGCATGTTGATATGTCAATTATTGGAAGTGGTTGGGGTCAATATGCTAATGCTAAAAATAAATTAAATAATTATGATGGAGAATGGGGAGGAGAAACAGCAGTTGGAGAGATGCGACAAACTACATAGACTTCCACATTCTATATATATTTAAGAGGTGGAGCTAATTATTTTTATACTAGTGACTATGCAGAATTAAAAATGACTGCACATTCCTCTGAAGTGTTAGATGGGTATAATACGTATTCTATAAAAGATACACAAGGAGATATAAAAGATTTCTTTACATATGTTGAAAATGATCTATTCGCAGAAGTTAAGAATCTACAAATAGTACATGATAACGAATTTAATTTTGCAAACAATAGTATTGGAAATTACGTATGGATTAACTATAGATCTAGATATGATACTGTAACTTCAGCTAAAGCAGTGTATATCGGTAATGGTCAAGCTGGTGCAGATGGAGCTTATGGTGCTGTGCATGCTTCTGGATTCTTTAAAGAATCTGACATTAGATTAAAGTCTAATATAGTTCCTTTAAAGCATACGTTAGATCAAATATGTGAAATACCCACTGTAGAGTTCAATATGCATGATAAACATCAGATAGGTACTATTGCATAGGATTTAGAGAATAACTTTGCAGAAGTAGTTAATACTGATAGTGATGGTATGAAGTCTGTAGATTACTGTATGTTAGGAGTAGTAGCTATCGAAGGTATTAAGTTACTTAAGTAGGAAGTAGAAGATTTAAAGAAACAAATAGAGGAGTTGAAGAATGGAAAATAAGGCTATTCAAATTGAACCTAAGGCTGCTACAGAAATGTAGAGTTGGACAAATATTTACGATAGAGTACCATCTCAATATAGACAATATGTAAGTTATCCTACTACAACTATGAAAGAATGTCCTTCTAAGGCAGAGATAAATAGCAAACTTACTCATGCTTGTACTACAGATTCTAATGAATTAGTTGACTATAGTTCTATTACCTTAAATTTCTCTGAAAGAGAAGAATTAACGGCAGATTCGTTAGCCGAAAATTGGATGCACAATAGTACTACATAGAGAGATATTCAATTGAGATACGGTACTACTATACTGCTTAATTAGTTCGCTATACACCAAAATATTCAAGATTATACTAGTAATTACGTTACTAAAATTACAGGATAGTCACAATACTTTGAAGTGTTGTAGTTAGGTAGAGGAATACTACGTGTAAGACCTTTATATAATAATTAGACAAACATGATGAGAACTTGCACAGTAGCTGTAACTGCTATGGGTAAAACTACATATATATATTTGTCACAAGACGCAAATCCTTTTTAACTTAATAATTAATATGGAACCTACAAACGAATTAATTACAAAAGCAGAAGCCAATGCAGAAGGGTTTAGTATTGAATCTACTAATGAATGCCTTACTAAGGCAGAGTTTAATGCAAATCTACCAACCCCCCCCCAGTATGACTTAAGAGTTGTTAATGGTCACAGAGAGATTATCTACATAAACAATACAAGTGACGAAAAGAAGGTCATTACTATTAATAGTTCTAGATTCACTGTTAAACCTAAGTAGGTACTAATGCAAGGATTCTATTCTTATACTGCATTATCTGTTTATGCAGGTAGTAACTTCACAGCCAATGTATCCTATTGCGCTAACTTTAATAGTTCAATTGCATCTACAGGCTTATTTAACTATAAGTACCGTTATACTACTGGACAAGTTATTGTATCTGAGTCTTCAGGTGAATAGAACTATACAACGTTACTAATTCACATTATATCTTAATATGAATCCGTACTTAGCACACATGACAAACAGGGAACTGTTAGAACAAATATATTTACTATTACTTCAGATTAACGTTAAGGTAAGTGAGATAGATAATGATGCCAAAACATTTGGTATGAACTTAGCTGCTGACTTAGTTGGTAATATGTTAGATGATTAGTCAGTGAGTAGTAGAAAAACTAATAATGAATAATATGGAATTAGTATTAAAAAGAATATTTAAAGGAGATAAGTATACTATAGGTAAACTATACTGTAAGACTTACTCAGATGAACAATATGCATCTGGAGAAGGATATGATCTGATGTATATCTGTGATACTCTTGAAGATACAGATAGAGGATTAGATTCTAAAATGACTCTAGATGAAATTAAGAGTATTAAGATTAAAGGAGTAACAGCAATACCTACTGGTACTTACAGTATTACTTTAGATGTACAGTCTCCTAAGTTTAGTAACTACAAACAGTACTCATTCTGTAAAGGCTACTTACCTAGATTAGTAGGAGTTCCTGGTTATGAAGGTGTGTTAATCCATATAGGTAATACTCCAGAGGATACAGATGGTTGTATACTTGTTGGACAGAATAAAGTAAAGGGACAAGTAATCAATAGTACTAATACCTTTAAAGAGTTATATAGTATGCTTAAGGAGCATAAGGATATTAATGAACCTATACAAATTACTATAGAATGAAAATATATTTAGTTATGACTGAATTTGATAGGAGTCAATATTGTGAGCCGGATATAGATGTGGATGTAGAAGCTGCATTTGACTCTGAGGAGAAAGCTAAGCAGTATATAAATGATACATTAGTTGCTGAGCTCATTGAAGAAGAACGTAACCGTACCTGTGTTAGTAGTGAATGGGAAGACGATGTCTATACTATAGAATTTGATGATTACTTCACTATTCGTGTGTACATAAAAGAAATGGAGTTAGAATGAAAACGTGTTTATATCAACCTATATTTATAAATCCTTAGGCATACTTTGTATTTCCTTAGTTGTATCATATAGAGAAGGGAGATTCCTATATTGAACCTGCTAATATTACTGGGTAGCTTATTATAAATGATTTAACCAAAGTCTTAACTTCAACTCCTACATTAAATGTAGTATAGGATACTAATTAGGTTGATTTTGGTTTATTCAAAGGTAAACATATACGCATTAGTCAATATACTAATATAGGCGCTGTAGTATTAGGTGAATGGTATATACCTGGTACACCTACACCACCTGAACCCGAACAACCAGATTGGTTTAAGGAAAGTATAGTTGCTTGGTATTCTCCATACTGTAAACAGCGTATGACTAACTATGATGTGATAGAGGCGTATGTAGAAGATTTTACTAATTGGAATTATGTAAAAGCAAGAGGAGTTGCAACTATTAGCCAACATAAATTCATAATAACAGAATGTATTCTAAAAGGTTTAAGTATTGTAGAAGATATTCAAGAACCATATTCCAATTTAACTGTTCGTATTATTGGTATAACTGATAATCAAGAAGTTTTAATTACCGATTATGTTAATGGGAAACACCAAATCATTAATACTATAACAGAAGACGGAATATATACTATTGAAGACAGACATCATTTTGTAGGCTTTGGATGTAATTTTGTAGGTACATGTAATATCACTATTGAGCAACTTCCTACTTCTATTCTAAAAGATTATAGTGGCAATAAACATGATGCTTATTTATACGGTTTTAAAGGTAGATTGAATAGTGGTGTTGGCATTTATGCTCAAGACTTTACAAAATGGATTTTTGGTTCTGCTATTCATAATATAAGTACAAAAGCTCATAACAAACTTCATATTGTTAAAAAGAATCCTAATAATTATTTTGGTTATACTATTGGTATTCAAAAAGCCAATTATTATAATAAACCTTATAAACTTAAGTTTAATTTTAATAAAGAAATAGATGATATTAATTTTAGTGTTGTTTCTACTGATGGTAATTTAATTACTACTCAATGTTTTTCGGCTATTATAAATAATGGTTCTGTTGTAGATGTTCCTATTATAAGTGAAGAAATATTTAACAATCAAAAAGAACCAAATATTTATTATGATTTTGGTACTAATAAAGATATTGAAATTGACGTAGAATTAATTCCTGATTATCCTAATCAGCTTTGTTATGATGGTAAATCTTATGCAGTTGCTTATGGATTACCTATTCTAACCGATTATACTGTTATTGCTGATAGAACTTGGTTTGCTGAAAAAGTTGATAATGGTGTATTTATGTCTAAAGCGTTAGAGCAAAATGGTGCTTTTATTTTAGAATATAAACAAGGGGATAAATGGAATACATATTCATATTATTCAGCAACTAATATAAATATAGATAAAGATAATTCTATTGTTTATCAAACTAAAAATAAATATAATGAACAAACTATATATCTTGGTGATAAACAAGATACTGATACTTTATTTATAGGAACTATTAGGAAAGATGATTCAAGAAGTTTTATTGGTTGTCATGGAGATATTTTGTTATTTAATCGTACTCTTACTGATGATGAATTATCTGTTATAAAAGAAGTTGTTTTTGGCATTAGCGATATTAAAGATGCTCTTTTAACTGTTGATAAGAAATATATTAAACTTAATGATAACAATTATATTAAACTTAATAAATAAAGCTATGGAAGGAATATTAATATCTGAATTAAAAGAAAAAAAAATAATTGACGGAAGTGAAGTAATACCTATTGAAAATAAAAATAAAAATTATAATATTAATATTTATAATTTAAAGAATTTTATTAATGATATAGAAATCACAGATTACAATTTATTGTTTGATACTTATGAAAATAAAGTTTGGGAAAATGGTGTAATTCTAAATGATGGTTTACTACAAAGAAATTGTACATCTATTGTTCCTCTTGATAGAAATAATAATATTTATACAAATACAAGCGGAAATGCTTACGTTGTTTTCTTTGATAAAGACGGTAAATACATTTCTACGCTTAATTTTTATAATAACAAACCGGTTCTTAAAGAAAATTTTCCTGAAAACGCCGAATTAGTTGCATTTACATATTATAGAGACAGTGTAATTACTGATAAATTCTTTGCTTCTGCTAAGAATAATTATAATTTGAAACTATGTCAGTCCACTATTCTTAAAAAGAAAGGAACTCGACCTGTTGTCAATATCAATCTTAGTGATAGTGAGGAAGAGATTTTTCTTAAATTAGCTTCCGCTTATATTACTCAGGATTGTGATGTCTATTTTGAAACTGGTGAATATACTTTTATAAAGATATTTGATTTGATGAACACTAAATATGATTTTAGAACTGCTGTCGAATTACCAATCGGTGGTAATTGTAGATATTTTTTTAATAAATCTACTCTTATTTCTAAATGTGATAGTACTTCTGAAATAGTATATAGTAACCAATCTTTATTCGGGACTCAAAGAATTGGCTTTAATTCTAACTACGAGTTACATGATGGACATCTTATTCAATATGATAATATTTATGCTATTCACGATGAAGGTTCAGGTGAAGATTCTTATTATAAACACGTGTATGACAATTTGATTGTAGAATATATTAAAGGCGAGCATACACAATATCTTTCCAAGCCTTTAGGCTGTGGCAGTAATTTACACATGGATATTATTATAAAGAATTGTATTTTTAAAAATGGCAAAGAAAATGTATCCGATGTTAGTTGGCATTTTGTTGATAATGCAAATTGTAAATTTACAATAACGGGTAACCGTTTTAACTATAAATTCTCTTTCGATTCTGATGTTACGAAATGCAATGTTCTATTCACGAATAACAGCCATAAGGAAGATAATATATTCGCTAATGCGACTGTTGTGCAATTCAATAATGTAAAAGAATAATGAAAAATAATATTATTGGATCTATATTTTATTTGTTAGTAACACTAATTACAAGTTATAGTACTAGTTTACTCATGCTATTTATTAAAGAAAATAGTGATCGCTGTCACTATTATAATGGTAAATGGAATAAAAAAGACTTAGCAATTGGAATTTCATCTATTGTATTGGGGTCTATTGCTAAATATTTTATAACTTTAATTTAATAAAACTTATGATAAAACAAGAGAACCCTAACTTCGTAGCATCTTTTTATGCTCCCAATCCTATGGAAGTAACTTATTGGATTGACTTATCTACTGATGCTAATGGTAATGTAATTAAAAGTTATGCAGGCAATGACTGGTTACCGGTTAATTACTTTACTAATACTGATTAGAGTGTAGAAATAAAGAAACTGAAATAGGAAATTGCAGATGAGGTAAATAGAGCTAAACAAGCTGAACAGAAGTTAACCAATGACCTAAACGGTAAAGCAAATAAGTCTACTACATTGGCAGGTTATGGTATTAATGATGCTTATACTAAATTAGAAACAGATGCTAAGGCTATCGAAATAGCACAAGCCGAATGTGCCAGATTAGTTGCCTCTGCTCCTGAAACTTTAAATACATTAGATGAAATAGCAGCTGCATTAGGTGACGATCCTAACTTTGCTACTACTATAACTAATCAATTAGGTACTAAAGCAAATAAGTCTGATGTATATACTAAAAGTGAAGCAAATAATAAGATAAATACTGCTGTAGCTAATAAAGTAACTTCTACAGATGTTACGCAGATTAAAATAGTAGATGAAGTACCTGAAGTAGGTAGTCAAACTCCTGGTATATTGTATATTAAACTTTCAGCTTAATTATGGGACAAGTTGGTTTAAATAATTTAACATTCCAAGAAGTTGCTGCTAATGGGAAATCCGTTCAAGAGATGTGGTTGAACGGTTCTTAGATATATGCTGCAGGTGACTTATGGTATGGAGTACGTTTTACAGGTAGTAGTCCTGATGGAGTAAGAACTGGTAATATGCAAATGCATAAAGACCTACCAGTACAATCATTATTCAAAGGCTGTAGACTTACTTCTGATGGTACTATTAAATACTTTAATGCTACAGATTGGGATCATTACGAAGATGGTTCTGAAGTAACTAATGGCATTGAAGATGGTAATGATATGGTTGAATTACCTGATGCATACTATACTGTAGTAGTACACGGAGACTATGATTGGGAAATCAGAATGTCTTTATATCCTTTAGAAGGATATACTAAGTTTAGTAAGAAGTATTGCTCTGCATATGAAGCTTATAGGGACGGCAGTACTTTATACTCAATTAGAAATCAAGTACCTGCTGTAAGTACTAGTAGAACTACTTTCTTGACACAAGCTCGTAATGATAGAAGTAACAGTTATGCTATCTATACTTATGAGATACATAAGTTTATTACTTGGTGTTATGTAGTAGAATATGCTACCCTTAATAGTTAGAAAGCAGTTAACACAGTATTGACCGAAGAAGGTTATCATCAAGGTGGACTTGGTAATGGTATTACTAATGGAACTAAGAAAGAAAACGGCGCTGATAGATGGGCTTTTGTACCTACAGGTACTACTAATTCATTAGGTAATAGTTCTGGTCAAGTACAGTATTCATACGTTAATACAGATGCAGAAGGTACTGAAACACAAGCCAGTCAATACGCTAATAGATATAGAGGTATTGAGAATCCATTTGGTCATATATGGAAGAACTGTTGTGATATTGTTGTAACAGGAACAGACAATAAGATATACGTCACCAACAACAAAGAGAGTTTTGGCATAGATAAATCGTTATATGAAGACAGTGGTTTAACTACTCTAACTACCAACGGACAATGGGTTAAACGCATTACAAACAATGCAGCTGCTGACTTATTCTGTTAGGAAGGTGGAGCTAGTTCTACTACGTATTTCTGTGATCATTATTGGACGAATACTATAGAAGTTGACAGAACTTTACTGTTGGGGGCTTACGCGAGTGATGGTTCCTATGCGGGTTTCTTCTATCTGCTTTCTTACTATGGCCTTGGTTATGCGGCTGCTGGTGTCGGTACTCGTCTGGTATATATCCCTTAATTATTAACAAATAGGTTGTCGTTCTGGATTGAACAAGTAAGTTAGATAGGGGCTAACACGAGTAATAGTTCCAATGCAGGTTTATTCAATCTGAATTCTAACAATGACCTTAGTAATGCGAATGCTAATGTCAGTACAATGAAGCACGATTATCAGAGAACTATCAGTGATTTTCAGATTATTTTTGAGGAACGAGACCTTGCCTCTTGGCAAAAGATAACTAACCTAAACGAGTGTGTTGGTAACTTCGGTGAAGACTCACTTAGGTGCTTCAGATGAAAAGATATAATAATTTATTTGAAAAGATTGTTTCAATAGACAATCTATATTTAGCTGATAAGAAAGCTAGAAAGAATAAGAGTAATAGAAATGATATTAAGGAGTTTGACAAGTATAAAGATAGTTTATTGGTTAGATTACAAAGTACACTGATAAATCAAACTTATACTACCTCTAAGTATGATACATTTATAATTAGAGAACCTAAAGAAAGACTTATATTTAAATTACCTTATTATCCTGATAGAATTGTTCATCATGCTATTATGAATATATTAGAACCAATTTGGCGTTCTGTATTTATTACTAATACTTATAGTTGTATTAAGAAGAGAGGAATTCATAAGGCATTATATGATGTACAAAGCGCATTGAAAGATAAATAGAATACAGTATATTGTCTCAAGTTAGATGTAAGAAAGTTTTATCCAAGTATAGACCATGAAATATTAAAGTAGATAGTTAGAAAGAAGATTAAAGATAATAAGCTACTTGCATTATTAGATGGTATTATAGACTCTGTAGAAGGAGTTCCTATTGGTAATTATCTTTCTTAGTTCTTTGCCAATCTTTATTTGTCATACTTTGATCATTGGCTTAAAGAGGATAAAGCTGTAAAGTATTACTTCAGATATGCAGATGATATGGTAATACTTCATAGTGATAAAGAATACTTAAGACAATTACTTGATGAAATAAGAGAGCAGTTAGGCACACTTAAATTAGAAATTAAAAGTAATTATCAGATATTCAGAGTAGAAGATAGAAGTATATCTTTTGTAGGATATAAAATCTATCACGATTATACTCTGATTAGAAAGAATATTAAACACAAAATGTGTAAGAAAGTTGCTGCTATGAATAAACTTAAGCATATGACTTATAGTGAATATAGGTAGCAAGTCTGTAGTCATATTGGTTGGATGAAACATTGTAATAGTATCAATCTACTAAAGAAGACAATTAAGTATCATTAGTTGATTGAATATGCTAGAAGCTCGTAAGAACCGCTATTAGTCTTAACTAAGTTTAATCGAGTAATAGCAACTTATTTACAATGTAAACGTTTATTAATTATAATCTCGAACAATTTTCAGAGTCCCTGCCGATTTTAAACCCCTTATGAATCAGCTGGGACTTTTTTGATTTACACTTTATATCATTTACTATCTATGAATTATTATCAGTTAGGAGAGCATACAATGCCTATATTTAAAAACATGTTTAGTAGTACAGAGAAATTAGCATCTGCTGCATTAGGTGGATTAATATCTCTATACTCACCAGTATATGTTCCTATTACAGCTCTAGCTGGCATTATCATAGTTAACACTTTATATGAGTGCAAAGTAAATAAGAAATATAAAGACGATGAAATATTAGCACGTTCAAGGAGATTAACTTCAAAAATATTCTATAAGCTAAGAGATGCAATAGTTGCTATATGTGGTGCGTTTACTATTGAGAAGTTTATAGTAACTTCTATAGATTTACACGCTATTGAGTTTATAGCAGGTGCTATAGCTTTAGTAGAATTCTTCTCCTTACTTGAGAACTTAGGTAAACTACATCCTAGATGGAAAGTGTGGAATATACTTAAGAAGATAGCAAAGAAGAAAGGGGAATAGATATTAGATGTCGAATTAGATGGAGAACTTTCAGATGATACCAATAGTAATAAAGATAATTAATTGGTTCAGTAACAATATCAGAATAGTCGCAGTAGGTTTAGTTAGTTTACTTATTGCGACTGTTTTGTTTTAGAACCATTAGTTAAATAAAAAGAATGCAGAGATTAACAGAATAACTAACAATATTAGAGCTTATGAAGAGATAGCATCTAATAAAGAGGCACACAATAGAGTATTACAACTTACTATAAATGAACTGAATAATAGTAAGGATAGCTTGATACAATAGATAAATCAAGTAAAGAAAGATAATAAAGTCAAAGATAAGAATCTAACCAATGTAAGTGTAATCAATACTGAGATTAAGGATTCTGTGAAAACAGTAATTAAAGAGAAGTTAATAGACTTCGATAAAGAGTTAAAACTTAATGACTTAACAACTATCATAGTTAGTAGAAAGGATTCAATCCTAACAGCCAAAATAGATATAAAAAACTAGTAGACAATATTCGTAACAGAAAATAAAGAATATAAGAATACTTATAAGAACTGGCTAGTTAGATTCTTTCACTTTGACTTTAAAAAAATATATATCAAAAATTACCAGATAGTAAATAGCAATCCGTTGATCAAAGTAACGGATACACGGGTAATAGAAATTCCCGACAAATAACATATTCAAAACAATATTAATCAATAATAATATGCATAGAATATTTCGTGTGAAGGCTTACGTGAAAAGAACTCTACTTTGATTTCTCAGTTGAGTAACGAACATCAAACAGCTGCTGTAGGTACAATGATCAACCAAGCTACTGCACCTATCGTAACTAGACTTAACACTCTGCAATCAGATGTAGACGGTATTAAGTGTAAGTTGCCTAATACAGTAAGCGTACCTTATCCTCAATTGTCTGTATATAATCCAGAAATTTTCAGAGCTGCTGCTTACGGAGCATTTGCTGGTGATACTTATGCAAACTATGGTTTGAGCTCACAGTGTGGTTGCTAATAGAAAGGAGGTAAATTATGTTTCCTTTCTATAATACGCAAACATCGTTTCCCCCGTTTTGGGGAGCTGGATTCCCGTTCTTCTTTGGAAGACGTCGTCGTAGACTGAATACCATATCTGGTATACCTGTACTTAGAACTACTGGAGTAGTGGCTACATCTACAGAAGTAAGATATGATGTTAACTACGCAGATTACAGAAGTTTGCCTAACGAAGGTCTGTTCTTCTTAGATGTAAGATAGGCTTCTCCTACGGCTAGTGCTTCTCTGCCAGTTGGTTTATCAGATAGTGAGTCTGATAACACTACCCAGTCTTTACTTCGTAACGCTTTACAGGAAGATGTACAAGCTGGTGACTTGCAGGTTAACTTTAGATATTTGATTTATTACAACAAATGTAATAATACATATCAGTTAGTAAATGCATACCCTGCTAATATAGCTGCACCTGGTGCTTAACAATAAAGGGCTCTTAATTGAGCCCTTTTAAAAATATTTAATTATGTTATTTAACCAATTGAAAACTGGAGATAGCGTCTATATAATAGAAGTAATTGGTACATTTAAGAAGACCACAGAATATAATGTAGGGTCTGTAGTATCAGTATCAGGCGCATATGATGAACCACTACCGACTAATCAATTTCCTATGCCTAATCAACCTAGGAAGAAGGTAGTAGATGTAACAATACAATGTAATGGAGAGTCTAGAAAGTTTACTATTCCTGAAAATAAATCAGTAATTACAGATACTAATCTAGGTCTTACTATCTCTACAGATAAACAAGAGATAGTGAATATACTTAGGAATTAGTACAACACTTATAAAGCTAGGAAAGAGTCAATAGCTAAGTGTGATGAAGAAATGAGTAAGTGCTAGGCTTTACTTGAGAAACTGGATATACCGAAGGAAACTACTAATACAGAAGATCCTAGGATAAAGGAACTACAAGATGAAGTAAACGAATTAAAGAATATAATTAAACAAGCAAGTTCTATGGTTCCACCACCTATGAAATAGATGTTACCACAGAATATGTAGAATGTAATGAAAGAGGTTGATCAATAAGGTCAACCTTTTTTTGTTTTAAGCTTGTACAGGAAACGCTATTAGTTGCGATAAGGGATTGTATAGCTGTACACATAAAATGCCTCTAATCGCTTTAAAATGCGTTCTAGGTATATTAACGTTAATAGAATTTTATATGTCACTTAATAATATAATAGATAATATATTATAGATTGCTCGTAATAATAATATTACAGAGTCAGAACATCTAAGCAGACATTAGATCGAACTCTGGATAAAGTATTATAGAGCAATGCTTATAAAGTAGGCAATAGATAAAGGTTATGATGTAGATGAAGCGTATGTCTCTACAATTGAACCTATTCATCTTGATGTAGTATAGACTTGTCCTGGTAAACATGTATATGTAGGAGATAGAGAACTACCAGCATTAATTAGCTTTAGATACAGACCAGGAGTAGTAGCAGTAAGAGATATGTATGGTAACATTATATAGTTGGGTAATTATACTAAAGCTAAACTATAGAGATACAGAAAAGCTACTTGTAAAGATTATATTGCATGGGTTAAAGGTAGTAAAATATACGTAGAAGGAGATTCTAATTAGTTAGAGTACATAAGTATTGATTGTATATTAGAAGATCCGGTTAACGATATACCTTGTTATAATCCTGATGATGAATACCCTGTTCCTGCTGCTATGGTTCCAACTATAGTACAAATGATATTAGAGAAAGAATTAAGAGTATTAGTAACTCAACCTAGTGATGTAACTAATGACTCTAAAGATGATACACAAAATATATATAGTAAGAAATGAGAGAACGACTAACGTATGACAGAAAGTGTTATACCATTGCTGATTACTATATAAGTTATAAGGAATACATTGAGCCTAATACTTAGTATGATGTAGATTTAAAGACCTTTAAAGCTATAGTTACAGATTACTTTAAATTTATTAGAGATGAAATCATGCTTAATTGTAAAGAGTTCAAGCTACCTTGTAGACTTGGTAAGTTGTCTATAATTAAGCATATGCCTAAAGAATTTACAGGTAAAAGTTTAAGATGGGACTGGAAAGCTACTAGAGAAACAGGCAAACCCGTATACTTACTTAATGAGCACTCCAATTACTTTAAGTACAGATTCTACTGGCAAAAGAAAGATTGTCTATTGATTAATAAAGGAGCTTATTAGTTTGTAGCTTGTAGACAAAACAAGAGGGATCTCGCCCAACTCATTTTCAAAAAATTAAAAGATTATCCAGAATTATGATAGTAAACAGAATGATAAGTTCTAAATCCGTTATAGCTAAAGTAATAGCAGATTTAGATCTTAAAGAAGACCAAATAAGAATTACAGATATCAGAGAATGGATACTCGAAGCTATACTTAAGATAGGAGCCATTCAATAGTACGATCATAAAGTAGTTATTCTACCTATTATAAATCATCAAGCAGCTTTACCTTGTGATTTATACAAACTGGGTCAAGTAGCTTTTTCATTCTAGAATGATGGTGGTTGGTTACCTATGCGTAAGACTACTTCAAGCTTTGGGATATTTCATGATAGAGGATGCGGTAAACCTTGTATGTTGATACACGATACTGAGTTATTTCCATTAGTAAAGAATATGTTCAATCTTACAAGTGATACAGAGGCCCTGCAGAAATTAAATGAAGATACTAGTTTACGTCAAACCCTTAGTATCTTACTTAATCAATGGACAGTAGGTACAGTCAATGGTAAATACGTTAATGGATCTATAGGTCATAGAGATAGCACTATGTTTAGTAATGAATTATAGTATATGACTAAACCTGGTTATATAATGACTAATATACCTGAAGGATTTGTTAAAGTATCATACTATGCAATATTTACTGATGAAGAAGCAATGCCAATGATACCAGATATCGAATCATACAAAGAAGCTATATTCTGGTATGTGACTATGAAACTAATGTATCCTAAGAAATTAAAAGGTCAGATTAGTCAAGGAGACTACTACGATATTCGTAACTCTTATAACTTTTATCGTAAATAGGCATATGCTGAAGCTATGATGCCTGGTACAGATGAAATAGAAAGTATAAAGAATACTTGGAATAAATTATATACAGAGTTTGACGATCACGATACATTCTTCTCTACTACAGGAGATGAACAGAATATATACAATTAGAATAGATAATTATGATTAGTAATACAGCTCAAATAAATACATTTTATGGTGGTATGAATATGGACAGTGATGCAGCTATATTGCCGAATAATCAATATAGATATGGTCAAGATGTTCGTATAATTACTGATGATTCTAGTACTAGTGGTGTTCTTTAGAGTGTAGAAGGCGCTAAGAAATATAATTACGGCATTAAAGGTACAGAAGAAATAATAGGTACAGCTACTATAAATGATATTGCAGTAATTGTTACTAAGTTAGTTGACGGTTATAATAAAATATATCGTATAGAGAATTTTGATTCTCCTAATTTAATTAGTACTATTGTATTATAGGGTAAATTAAAACTATGTGAAAAAGCTGATTCAAATCAGTTAAGTATAGTATTAAATTACGAAACACAGTCCAATATTAAAGCTTACTTTACTGATGGAAACTCATCTATTAAAGTAATCAACATTATGAGTGATAAGTATATAAAGTACCCTAATGTAGATAATCCTTTAGTAGATGCAGATGGTAATATACTTAATCCTGATAGTATTGACATAATACCTAATGCAATATTACCACCATTTGAAGTTACAGATATTGTGTCTGGTAACTTTCAAGCTGGTATGGTACAGTATTGTTATAGACTATATAATCCTCATTCTCAACAGACATCTATATCTAGTTTGAGTAATTGTGTGCATCTAGATGCTTCTAGTATTAGTGCTAACTTAGTAGATCATTATGGATCATAGAAAGATTCCTATACTGGTAAAGGATGTACTATATAGGCTCCATTAGATACTAAAGATTTTAATAGGTGTACTATTATTCGTATCTTCTATAAAGATAACAATTCTACTCCTACTTATTCTATAGCAGATGATATAGAAATAGATACAGACAAGAATGTAATAAGTTATACAGATACAGGCAGTAATTAGCTTAGTGTTATGACTCAAGAAGAATTTAACGCCTTTACTAGTTATGCTTTTATTTGTAACAGTATTACTTCTGTATAGAACAGATTATTTGCTTCTAATATTACAGAAACCTCTTGGGTTCCTATGATAGAAGATAATGGTAAGCTAGTAGAGTATGATGCTAGAGCATATAGAGCAAATAAGGATGGTAACGTTAGATTAGAAACTTCAGATCCGAATGATTATATGTACTTTGGAATTGAAGACTATGACACAATGCGTAAAGTTCCAGCGCATCACGATTGTATTAACCCTTATAATGCTAAGAGAGACATTAGTGGGCAGTTAACTATATTACCATACGTTTACGGTAAGGATGACAAACTAGGAGGTAACGGTCTTAATATAGAGTATAGTTTCGTATATACTGAATTAAAGGAAGACTTTATTTCTATTTTAAATGGCGGGTTAAGAAACAATGTAGGTATTAGCAATAGTTCGGAAACTGTAGAAAGTATGGACTTATATCATGTAGATCCAACAGATATATTTTTTAACAAATAGGAACTAGCTACTACTAAGAAAATAAAGACTGCCACAAGATAGAAGAATTACGCTGATCCAGTAATATCTGCTTTATTTAGAAGTTATCAACGAGACGAGGTATATAGATTTGGTATAGTATTCTACAATAGTAAATCTATAGCATCACCAACATTATGGATAGGGGATATAAGATTTCCTAACATGGATACTTTTCCGGCATTTAATTAGGATATAAGTAATAATGTATTTTAGTCTATGCCTATAGGAGTTAGATTTACAGTAAAAAACTTCCCTATAGATGCTGTATCATATGAAATAGTTAGATGTGATCGTACTGAACAAGATAGAACAATTGTATCACAAGGAGTAATTACTCCATTACATAATTATAAGATAGTAGAAGATAGAGATAATGGTGAAGTTGGTAGAGGTACATCTAAAGATACGAATGAATACAGACCTATGCCATTTTTGATGAACAAGCGTAGGCAAATGGTAATGGATCTTACTGGTTCTGTATTTAAAAGAACTAGTACTATAGATACTAATGATATAATATCTGGGTATTGGAGATTTATATCTCCTGAGGTTTGTTTTAATGGAGAGAAAGCGGAAGAAGTATTCAAAGATAATGTGTATCTTAAATAGGAAGGTCTTATTCATTCCTATTTTAGTACAGCAGAAGTAGATACAACCACTGGAGTAAATGTATAGAATTGGGTAGGAATGAATAATAGAAGTGTATATCCTCCTAATAACACAGTTGTAAATTCATCTGAATATAGAAAATGGACTAAAGTAGTCAATAAGGATGATAGCCAATCTGAAAATGCAGCTCAAGTATTTAAAATTCATAAAGATGATTTCTGTGGGGCTTACATACAAAAATTCTATTCTAAAGGATCTTCTATCTATAATTCAGCAGAATAGACTATTATAGATGCTAAACTTGCAAAAAATATACCTTATAATGTAACTAATAATGGTGGTGTAGCTCCTTATAAGATAAATATAGGTGACATTGCTTATACTAATTGGGCAACTAGTGAATTTTATAAAGCTGGAGATAGTGATAATGTTGTTACCTATGGTCCAGCTGGACCATGTATGATACTACAATCTTCTGAGTAGGATAAGCAAAGCATAGAAGGAGTTTCTGCTTACAGAGACTCTAATATGATGAATGATTGCGTTGTAACTGTAGTTAATGTTAAAAAAGCGATTATACCTTACAGTGGTAATACTTATTCATCTAGAACTAGTAATACTTATATACCTGTTGGAGCTTATGGTAATAAAGCTAATAATACAGTATATGCATTTGGTGGTGATACTTACTTAGGGATACTAGACTATCCGTGCCAGATGATATTTCAAAGGAATGATGTAAATGAATGGAATGAAAACAAGAGATACTTTGGAGCTTACATTCCTTTAGAAAGCACTATAAACCTAAAGTTATCTATGGGTGAAATGACTAATAGAACATACAATGCAGGTACAGGTGCAGTAGATTCTTTTATGCAATTAGAACCTACTCAAATGTAGCAATATCACTCCCAAAGTAAACCATATTATTTGTATAATGATGTTTATTCGGTAACTCCAGATGCTAAATTATTCAGTACTAGAGGTCTATACGATGAAGCTAATGTAAAATCAGCCAATAGAGTGTATGTTTCACAAGCTAAAACTACAAATGAGAATATAGATAATTGGTCTATATTTAAACCTGCTGATTTTATAGATGTAGATTATTAGTATGGAGAGATAACTAATATAAAAGGTATATTCAATAGACTATACTTCTGGTAGAATAATGCATTTGGTATACTATCTGTAAATGAAAGATCACTAATACAAGATAACAATGTAGGACAACTAGTATTAGGTACTGGTGGAGTATTGGATAGATACGATTATTTGAGTACTCTAAATGGTACTAATGTAGTTAATGATAGAAGTATTGTTAACTCTAGTAATAGCATATATTGGTACGATTCTAATAAGAATGAAATATGTAAATCTACAGGAAGTGGAATAAGTATAATATCAAAAGATTGTAACGTGCAGTCTTATATGAATAACATGTATAATCAAAAGACTAAAGGAGCTAATTCATTGTATGATAAGAAATATGATGAAGTATGGTTCAGACTGTATAATAAGTCTTTGATATATAATGAAAAATTAAACGCATTTACATCTTTATATACATTTGATCCAGATTTTACGTTACCTCTTACAGATAAAATTGTAACAACTAAGAATAATGAGTTCTATATCATTAATTCATTAGATATAGAAGGATTTGGTGATACTAGTAAAGACATTAGATTAAAGATAGTAGTAAACAAAGATCCTCAGTATACTAAAGTATTTGATAATATTCAGTTATAGGGAGACTTTATAGATCCAAATAATAAAATACTAACCAATGATATTCTTGATAGTATTAAATTAACTACTAAACACTAGGTAGCTAATAAAGACGGTTAGGATTTAGTATTTGACTATCGTGAAGATACTTATAGATTACCAGTTCCAAGACAGGATTCATTTGAAGAGGATGATAATATGTCATTCCCTGCTAGAATGAGAGGTAAATATATGATATGTGATTATAAATTTAAATCAGATAAGGATTATTCTTTTTAGATGCCTTAGATAACAACTACTTATAGATATTCTAGAATTTAATATGAAAAAGAATACAAAGAAAAGAAAGATATAGATTCCTGCTGCGTAGTTTGGTTTGCCGGTATCTTTAAGTAATATGTAGGAATTACAATCATCAATAGCTAGGGGGACTGCTCCAAATAACCCTAACAATCTTATGATTAAGAATAATCCCGCTAATACAAATATAGGAAATATATCAGGAATAGCTTAGGCAATACCTGGAGCCATAAATACATTGACAAGTCCTTTCTAGACTTCTACTGCTACTACTGGTGGAGAAGCTGCTATGCAATCTCTTACTGGTATAGCAGAAGGAGTGGGATCTGGTGCACAACTTGGTATGACTATAGGGGGACCTGTAGGTGGATTAGTAGGTGGTATTGCTGGTGCAGCAGTTGGTCTTATTGGTAAGAAAGGAAAAGCAGCAGAAATGACTTCGTTTACTGACTTTGATGAAGGTACTTTGGGTACTGGCTTAAGAGGAGCTTTTAGAAATAAGAAACTCAGAAAACGTAGAGCTGCTATAAGATTGAATGCATTTCAAAATAGAGAAGCTGTAGCTGGTACAGAAAGATTAGCTAATGAGTTTAATGAAGATAACACAGAGTTTGATACTGATGTATTTGAATACGGGGGCAGAGTTCCTTCATCATTGGCTTATGTAGATGATGGAGAATTAATACAGACTCCAGATGGGGCAGTAAGTAAAGTACCAGAACAAGGACAACCTACAGATAGTAATTTAGTAAACTTACCTGAAGGAAGTAGAATATTAAGTAATACTTTGAAAGTACCAGGTACAAATAAAACCTTTGCAGAATTAGGTGATAAAGTAATGACTAGAAAGAAAAGTAAAGGAAAGGACATATATGCTTAGAATGCAGATATGCTTAACGAGATGAATAACAAATTAATGCATGACAAATTATTTGCTATGCAGGAAAGCATTAAAGCTAAGAAAGGCATTAAGAATAAAACTAAAGAACTAGAAAGTTTTGCTAGAGGAGGTGATAATACTCCAGCTGGATATAATGCTGCTGGTTTTATGATGGATCCTAGATTTGCTGGTGAAATCAGTATGGGAGTAAGTGCTCCTACACCAAGAGTTAGAGATACTTGGGGTATGAAAGGTGACGTTACTGCTCCTTGGGATAATTATGGTAGAGTATCAGAAGTAAATGCTGGTACATTACCTGAAGTGACTATTACTGCTCCCAAAAGAACTAAAGAAACAACAGTAACTAAGAGGTCTACTAGCATTAATGGACCAACAGTACAATTACCAGAAGATTATGTAGAAAACCCGTATGAAAATTGGGCACCATCAAAGATAGTTACTAAACCTCAAATAAAAGGCAACGGAATACTTGATAACTTTCTAATGACTCCTTCTGAAGTAGAGGCGGACATTGCTCGTAGATAGGAATGGGAAGATGCTGCTAAACCTAACCATTCTACTTCTAGTCTTGACGAGTTAGCGTCAGGTATTGCATCATTGGCCCCTATAATGTCTAATCTGTTTACTAGCGACCCAGAAGCTGTACCAGCAAACTATAATCCGTATGCTACAGCTATTACTAATACTATGGGTAGACGTAGATATAATATTAATCCTTTACTTAGAGATATAGAGCAAAATAGAGATGTAGCTAATTATAGTGCAAGTCAACAAATGACTAATACTGGACATAATATGGCATTTAGATTACAGAATGCTATCCAAGCAAATAAAGCTAAAGCTGCAGCCAGAGCTACTGAAAGTAATGTTAATAATCAGTATAAAGGTGAGTATGCAAATGCTATGAATGATCTCGGTAAGCAATGGGTTAATGCTACAAATCTTGCTTCAGATCTCAATGCACAGAATAGAGCCTCTGCTCGTAATATTCGTAGAGCTGGATTAAGTCAGTTGAGTCAATTTGCACAGAACAAATCTCTTATGCGTAATCAAAGTAAGAGAGATAAGGCTATGCTTGAATTATATAAACCATTCTTACAGGCAGGATTTACATCAGATGCTATTAAGAATTGGAGTAAGTACTTAAGATAATAGGATAAATTATGTAGGCAAATAGATATGATAGAGCTGCGGAAGCTCCTATATTAAACACATACGTTCCTATTAATTTTGGTGAATTATATAGGATAGGTGCAGCACAGAAAGAAGCTGTAGATTAGGCTGCAAAAGATTTAACAAATACAATTACTACATTTGGAGAGTTTCAATCTCCTTCTGCAGTAGATACAGAAAACTACTATAAAAATTCTATAGGTAAGTTCTCTGATTTGATTCAAGAGGCATCTACTAATCCAGATGCTATGAAGGATGCTAACTTTAGGTCTAGATTACAATAGAGAATTAATAACATAGATTACGGTTATTTAAGTAGACTTAAGTAGAGTAGAGAGGGTATGCTTGCTAGATAGAAAGCAAATCAACAATTAATGTTATCTGGTAAATATAATCCTTTGTGGCACGATGTAGACTTTACTAATTATGATACAGCATAGAATGATATATTTAATGATATATCGCCTTTAGCTTATAAATCAGAAGTAGACTTAGTTAAACCATATGTTGATAACCTGAAGGCTAATTTTATGGGTACCTAGAATGGTTGGATACGTTCCGGAGTATCTACAGATAGAACCGATTATTAGATAAAGAAGAACTTATCAAGTATACAAAACACTCCTGAATATCGTAAGCATCTTGAAGTATTACAGAGACAAGGTTTTAGTAAAGAAGATGCCGAGTATGAACTTAATAAAACTCTTATTACAGCAGGTAGAGAGTTTGCCTATGTTTAGGCTGAACGTGATCCTTGGTGGATGGAAAGTGCCAAGTTACAGATGAAAGCTGATGCTAATAGAAGTTCTCAAGCAATGAATAATCTTACTACTATATTACATAGAGATGCTCGTAAGACATTAATGGATAACTTTAGTGGTCTTACTCCTGATAAAGTATCTATAGTAATGTAGAAAGGTGTAGATGCATTATCCCCTGAAGATTAGGCTATTTATGCTGCTAATACTGACCCTGCTGTAATGCAGGCTAGAATGCGTAATAGCTTTAACCAAATAGCAAGAAATCATAAGAGTCTTGTTGCTGCAGAGAACTATCTGCTAGATGTTATGTCCAGTCCACTTAGTCCTGAAGTAAGTGACGTATATGCTAAATAGGGTACTAATGGTACTAAAGCTTATGGTGGATATGAAGCTAACGATACTCGTAACTTTATTCTTGCTGAAGACTTTGCTTACGGATTAATGGGAACTACTCGTTCAAATGTTATTAATCCCGGTGGTAGAAATGCTAAGAACTTAAGTGATACTACAGTCAAAGGCATGGTAGCTCGTGATAAATTTAAACACAATTGGCAAATGGGTAATAAGTATCACGACTTTATTATCAAAGGCGATCCTAAAGTAACTACCGATGGTAACTTCTTATACCAAAGAAAATACGCTTATATTCCTATTGAGCAAATGAGTGATTTCACTCCTGAAGAAAGAGCTGCAATGGGAATGAGAAAGGTTAAATTAGGAAATACAACCACATCTACAACAGATAGATAGAGTTCTACTAGTGATGGTACTTCTAGAACCGTATCAGATAAAACAAGAGAATTTATTAGAGTTCCAATTTTAGGTTTAATACCAGATGAAGGTGAGTCGGCAATTACAAGAGATGCAGCTTGGACTCACGATAATAGACATTTAAGCAGTAAAACTACTGATACACAGAATCTCATTTCAGAGTATGAAAGAATGAATTAATATCTATTATGGATAAAATACTTAATACTAAACAAAGAGCGAGAGATTTCGAGCTCTACGATACTCCAAAGCTAGATACCTTTGGAATACAAGAATATAGTCAAGAAGCTAGATAGGCTCAGTTGCTTAATGAAGCAGCTGAGTCTGTTCATAATCAATTAGAAGAAGCAGATTATAGCAGACCTAAGACTGACCAAGATGATAGTTCTTGGTTTAACCCTTGGACACTTATACCAGGTACTATAAATAAAGCACTGAAAGAATCTGGTATAGCTGATGCTATTGCAGATCCTTGGAGACAAGCTAATGTACAAGGTCATTAGGTTAACTTGGATAAGAAGTATAGTGAACTGTCTTCTACTGAAGGATTATGGGTTCCTCAATTAGAAAATGCTAAAGACTATTTAAATTCTAAACAAGAATTAATAGACTTAAATAGAAATATAGAGCTTAACGGGTATAACTGGTCTGATTCACAATTAGCCGCAGCCTATACTCGTTAGAATGAATTGAGCCAAAAGATTGCTCAATTAGAACCTGCTGTTAAGGAAATGGCTAGAACTAATCCTTATCTGCAGGATATATTTTATGAAACAAGACCTCAAGAACTATTTAAGAATCGTGAGAAGTTTGGTAGTGTTAAAGATTATTTAAAATATTTAACTTATGACTACCTTAATGCAAATTACTCTGCTGACTTAAATCCCAATAATAACTTTAAACATATGTTGTCTGCTGAGGGAGTTAATACTATATTTGGTAATGTAGGTAAACTCAGTCCTGAACAGATGTAGTTTATGTGGGATAGTAGAAATAAGAATGATATGAATTCTCTTTCTACTCAAGTAAGTTAGTTAGATGAAGCTTTACAGGTAGCTAATGCCAGAAAGAAATCTAAAGAAGAAGATATTCAAGCTAAGATTAACACTATCAAGAAAGGTAATCTATTATTCGATCCTACTAAGATAGATCCAGAATTCAAAGCTAAATTCGAGAGAAACGAAATTAGTATCGACGATCCTATGAGTTGGTATTATGCATTGCCTCACTTAGGTAGTAGTTACTCAGAATTTGGAGCAATGATTGGTCAAATGGGAGCCAGTGCTATATTGAATGGAGTAGCTAAAGGAGCTCTCTCTGCAAGCTCTGGTGGTACTTTACCTTTGTTATATGCTATGACTGAAGCTGGAGTTAACTATGCTATAGCCTCTTATATGCGTGATAGTGAAACATCTTCAGAAGCATTCTCTGCATATCAAGAAAGAGTACTTAATAGTGCTAATGAATTAGGTATTGATATTTCTAATATTACTAATCAGACAAAGTCTAGATTGGCTTCATTAGGTTATCCTGTAGATGATATGGATGATTATGAAATATTTCAAGCATCCGTAGCACAACAGTTAAAGACTGACGATCCAAGGTATAACGAAATACTTGACGAATCTAAAAAGGGATTAGAAGTATTAAAATAGACTAACTCAGCCTTATCTATTCCCGATTATGTAGAGTCTACTTTATTCTCATATGGTGGTCAATGGCTATCTAGAGCATATGGTATGCGTAGATTATTGGGTAAGACTCCTAACATGGCTACTTCTGCTGAAATGGCTTAGTCAGTATCTAATAGAGGATTAGCTGAGGCAGGTAATTCTATACTTGATAATACCCTTACCAGAGTAGCTGATAAGATATCTAAGAACCCTATGGGTAAAGTAGCTACTAAGGATGCTTTAAGTACTATTACTAAATTAGGTAAAGCTTTAGGATTAAGTTATTTTACTGAACGTACTGAAGAAGGTGTTCAGAATTTAGTATCCAGTAGATATCAGAAGGGAGATTATGATAATGCTGAAGGATATTCTTTGTTAAGTGGTGCAGCCAATATGGCTAATCTAGGATTAGAAGCCAACTTGGCTTACTATGGAATACATCCAGACAATACTCTTAATACAGACAAAGATCTTATCAATGAAATGAAGATTGGTGGATTTACTGGTTTATTTATGACAGGAGTATATGGAGCTAGGGATGTATATGAAGGCACTAAGCAAGTATTAACAGATAATAAACTTAGAGGTCTTACTGCTGATCATTATGCCGATGCTGAAAGAGATAACAAGATAGATCAGTTTATCTCTGCTTCTAAGTAGAATGGTAATAACTTTGGTAGAATACGTAACTCTTTACAATCATTGAAACAATATAAGCCAGAAGGTGTAACTGATGAAATGATTGATGAAGATATAGCTTTAGCTAATACTGTATCTACTTATGTCTCTAATAAAGAACTTAATGATATAGCTAATCAAATTAATGCTACTTTTGGTGATACACAATATAATCAGATTATCAAGAATGCCATTAATTTACGTGATAGATTGAATGATCAGACACAAGCTTCTGAAAATTCTACTAAGGCTATTGAAGAACTTGAATCTAAGATACGTAATGATAATACGTTAGATGATATGTTTAGGCTAATGTATAATCAATATGTAGATGAATTAGAAGGAGATGAAGCAATAGACTTTGTTCAATATAGAGAAAGTGCTATTAACAATCTTATAAATAATACTTATTTTAAAGTTCTTAATACTATTGATACGGAGTTATCTAATAGAAGGCAAGATTTAAAACGTCTAAAGTAGGACTTAAACTTGGATGTTAATATAGACGGTATATCTGGAATTCAAAAGTATATTAAGAACTTAAAGAAACAGAATAAAAGAACAGCAGAACAACAAGAAGCATTAAACGCTATAGCTCTCCCCTATCAAGAGGAATTAGAACAAGCCCTTACTGAGAAGTTCATTAATGACGGAGCTACACAAGATCTTATTCAACATAATGCTGCATATATCGTCGGTTCATATACTGGCGATACAAGACTTTATAGACCTACTTGGGATAATATAACAGATGCTCAGAGACAATCTATACTCACTAATGCAGCTAATGAAGATGAAGCTAATGGAAGACAACCCAGATCTGAACAGTAGGTAATCAAAGACTACGATGACAAAGTAAACAAAGAATGGGATGAAAGTGAGAATTTAGCTGATAAGCAATCACTTTATAAGCGTAGAGCTGTATCTGTTATTCAGAGAGATTTAATACGTAGAGATAGCAAAGAATAGGTAGCAAGACAGGAAAAGGAAGAAGAGTAGGGTACTCCTGCAGAAGAACCTGTAGTTGATGAAGATACTCAAACTGTAACTACTGAGGAACCTGCTACTTTAGAACAACCCTCTCCAGCTGAGAAAACTGAATCTCCTATGGATACAATGGAAGAAAATACTCCTCCTATTGTACCTCAGGATGAGATGAAGGAAAAAGAAGATGAGGATAGTAAAACTATTTCTTAGATTGAAACTCTTGTAAATAAGTTAGAATAGGAAGCAAATCCTGAATTGGAGACATTGCCTCAAGAATTACTCGATGAAGAAGAAGCCAGAGAGTATGAATTAGACGATACTTATGTTGATGATACAGAGCGTACTAAGGTATAGGAGGAAGCTGTTAACAATAATTAGGATAATAATGATAATTCCAAATTAGATATAGAGATAGCTACGAATGCTGCAGAAGAAGTAACTCCAGAGAATCCTATTAATGATTCTGCTGAAGAGGCAGCAAACGATGATTCTCAGTCTTCATTTGAAGAAGAAAAGGAAGATAGAGATGTTCCTCCTACTATAGAGGAAAAGAAACCAAAAGTACCTGAAGTACAAACACCAGAACCTTCTCCTAGCATCGAACCTACTCCTGCTCCAATACAGGAAGTACAGAAAGATAAAGTGGCTCCTCCTACTCTTGAAGAAGGTAAAGCATCTGAGGTATATATTGACCCTGCTACAGATGAAGTAAAATGGGATCCTACTATGCAATAGAATCCGGATAACTCTATTACTATAGGAGAAGAAATGCTTCAAGTACAAAATGTATTTGACGAAATGTATGATGATGGATTTACTGGTCCTGCTACGTATGCTAATGATACAGCAGATATGGACGAACGTAATCCTATTATTACTAAGAGTAAACAAAAGAGAGCTTACATAGCTAATACTTTCTTCTACTTACCTACTACTGATGAAGTAATGCCTATTACAGTAGCAGGCAAACCTGTTACATTCATTACAAAGGATGGCAAAGTAGCTGAACGTAGACCTGGCTCTGTATTAGCAGTTAACCTGGCTACTCCAGGATGGCTTAGTACGGTAGATGACGCATATTATGTGGTAACCTCAAGTACACATGATATGAGTGGTGGAGATACCGCATTGAAGAACTTAGCTATACATCTGATTATAGAAAAAGATGGTATAGTATATAATACTTCTTTAAGAGCTATTACTCAAAGTCTGAGAGATGACCTACTTAATCTTGGTATGACTCCTGAAGATGTAGATGCTCAGATTAGCCATTTGCTTGCCCTTAGAACTAAGATCATCAAACAATACGCACCGAACTATTTTATAGATGGTAGATTGCCTCTAGAGGCAGCAAAACACGTTAAACCTACTAATATGCGTATCAGCAATGGTACTCTTAATAACATAGTAGATGAAAACGGTAATCCTGTTTATAGACATTTGAATGAAGTTGACGACTTTTAGATACCTAGTGATGGTCACAAATTAACAGAAGCTATTGTTACTGGAGATGTAGAAATAGGATACGGTACTGGGCCATTTGGTTTAAATCCCTTTAGTATTGTAAAACTAGATTAGACTGACGATACTTCTGTTCAAGGTACTGGATATGCTGGTAAATTGTATTATGTTCCTAAAGTAGAAAATACTCCGTCATAGAATAGTACTTTGCCTATAATGTTAGCAGAAGAATTACATCGAATACCCAATGTAAATAATTATAGTGAAATATAGTTAAGTAAGAATGTAGATGGTACTATCAATAGAGATGAAAACGGTAAGCCTATTCCTATGAGTACCGCAGAGTTCATTTACGAACTTATGGTTAATGGATTCTTCCATAATGAAATAGATGAATTCTTACTTGGTATTCTTGCTAATAATGGGGATAAGACTATTGTATCTGGTTTAACAGATAAAGAAAAGGTTTCTCTTAACTTCTTGGTAAGAAAGTAGTTAAATGTATATGAAAATGCTCTTGGTAAAAGATTCTTTGTAAATGGAGCATTAAGAAATTATACTAATCCTAGAATGGGTTATACTACTCGTTATACTAAACTTGACGGTATTACTGACTCATAGAAGAAAAGAATCGTATATGAGATATCACAGAATATACACTGGAATACAGATAAAGATTTATTAATGTCCCGTATTCCTGAGTAGGTAGTAAATGGTATGATTAGAGTAATAACTAATCATCCTGAATTAGCATCTAATGATGATACTCAAATACGTTTCGGTAATGATGCCATTACTTTCTCTCTTAGAGAATTAGGTTATAGTAAATAGAATGGTAAACTTGTAAAAGTTAATGAGCCTATTCTTATGGCTGCTTGGTTTATCAATCATGGCAAGATAAAGACTGACTTAGGTGATCATGCTTTTAAAGCTCCTTTTGTATATGCGGATGATGTGAAAGTAGTAGAATCATAGAAGAAGGCTTCTACTGCTACAAGATCTTCTGTTGCTTCTAATGGACAGACTATAGCTACTCAATCTCCAGTTAAGGCTACTCCTGAAAAGAAACAAGGTACTCCTAAACAACCGGTGATAGCTGAACCTGCTACACAAGAGAATCTTGATAAATATGGTCTTACTATTCCTTCTAATTAGAAATTGCTTCCTGGTCATACTTGGGGTATTATTACTAATAGACAAGGTAAGAAGATTGTATTATAGACTCCTAAAGATAAAGTAGCAGGAGTATTCTCTACAGTAAGAGGTACTAATACACTTAATGCTGAATCTGCTAGAAAATGGTTAGTAGATACACTTGGATTGGATCCAGAGAATATTATAGTGACTAATGCTATGTTTGCTACTGGTTCTAATGAAAAGGCATACGGTATTATGAGAATGGTAGTCAATGCTATTACTCAAGAAATAATGCCACAAATAGGTTTATCTTTACAATCTGGAGAAGGTGTAGAATATCATGAAGCATTTCACTATGTTAGTTTACTGTTACTGAATGAAGCTCAACGTAGAGCTGTATATCAAGAGTATGTCAACACTCATAGTGAAGCTAGAGATTATACTGAACAGTAGGTTGAAGAAGCTCTCGCAGAGGAATTTAGAAGTTATATGATTAATGAAAAGAATCCTTCTCTGCGATATAAAATCGTCAAATTTTTTAAGAATGTAAGAGACTATATTAGAGCTTTATTTGGTAAACCTAACTTCCCTAGACAGTTATTTAAAGCTATTAAACAAGGATAGTTTAAAGATTATAAAGTAGCTGATACTATAGCTGAAGAATTCTATAGAAAACATCCATATGGAGTAACATATTATATACCTGGTCTTACTGCAGAGCAGATTAATAATATGCCTAACATATTTGACTCTCAGACCTTTTATAGTGTAGCTAATTCATTGACTTCTACAGCTCTTTCAATGTATAATATTAGAACTATTGATGATGTTCATGCATTAGATATAGATGGTATGTTCGATACTATTCAGGATAGAATAGATGCAGGTTGGATTGCTGAGGAATACATACCGTTAGTAGAGGATGTCGTAAGTAATAAAGATATATTTAAGAAGAATATATTGAGTAGACTTAATCAATTAGGTATTAAAGAAGTAGATAAGCAACAGACTGAAGAAGATAATAGATTAGATACTGAAACTGGTGATAATCCTGATAACACTTGGGATAAAAATCAAGGAGATATATCTAAGAAAGATAATATTGCATTCAGAGCTAAACTGTTCTTCTATTCTGTACCTAAGTATGAATATACATTTATTAGAGATGAACAGACTGGAGTAGTTACTAGAGAAATAGCTCCAGTATTAGATGAAATATTTAGTATTCCTACTACTGAATCATTCAATATTGTATGGAATAAGATAATGGAGAATTTGTGGGATATTGATTCTTATCAAGATATTATTGATACTACAGCTAGATTAGCTGAAACAGATCCCACATTCTATGCATTGAATGAAATGTTTACATCTGAAGAGAATCCTATTGACGATAATACTAAAACTCAGCTAGAGACTACAATTAAGTCAGCTAAAATTCAGATGAATACGATTGAGGCTAAATCGGATACTCCTAATATTACATATGATATGTCAGATGAATAGAGGGATTTTGAAACAGCTGCTGCTCTTAAGAGATCTATTTGGGAAGTGTTAGACAGTGATAATCTTAGAAAGATTAGACGTTTACCATCAAGATGGTCTAAGGCATTTTTTGCATCCGCTAATGTAAAAGTGGATGATAACGGATAGAGATATCTCGATCCTAACGCTGTTAAGTATGTCAATTCACGAAGAACCAGACTTAATATATTGGCTACTAAAGCTAAGAAGTTAAAGAAAAATATGCCTGATAGTGAATTAGTACTACAGGAAATGAAAGATAATTTCATACAAATATGTAATGCTATTCAAATACCATTTGATGAATTAGCTCTTAATTATTTATTGTCTTAGATGCCAGATTCTAATATTACAGACAATGAACAATTAAACAAGTTTATTTCATTCTGGTCTTCTAAGGAAAGATAGAGCTTTAATAACGGTGTATTAGGTGATATCGTAGCTCTTGGCTTATCAGGTAAATCTTATATTAAAAAGCGTTCTGGGCAAGGTACAGCAAGAACTATTGACCGTATATTCAATTATAGCTCTAAGGATGCTCAGATTAATAAAATGGCTGTAGCATATGGTAAGGTACATCCGTCTCCACAAGAATTCAGTGTAGTAGGAGCAGATGGTGCTTTAGTATATCCTATTAGCGAAAATAATTATTTTTCAGATTAGGTACGTAATATCAATAAAGATGCTCATGGTAAAAGACAATAGATATTAGATACTCCTTATAGTAGAAGAAGTTTGATTGCAAATGCTAAAGATACTAACTTTAAGTTGCATAACTTCTTAGCACTTAATATAGGAGAATCAAGTCGTGATTACTTTGGCATTACACCTATTGAAGACTATATAGCTAAATTAACTCTTACCTTCAACAATCAGATGATACTACCTACTATGTCTGATAAAAAGACTTGGTACAGTATATCTGGTTTACAATTAGTAAGAGATACTATAACCTCTAAGTACTTTGATGAAGGTACAGCTAATTACTATGCTGTATTAGGTGAAGAGATACCCGATGATGTGTCTTTAATCATTACTGATGATAGACGATTTAGTAAAAGAACTCTCGATATCTTTATTAATTACTGGTTAGATGAATTTGATGCAGTATTCGATTACTATGTTCATAAGCCATTTGTAGAGAAGAATCCTACTCTGAGAGTTGATAATTACCACGGTAAGATTAAGAATGGTAAGATGGACGCTAGTGGTAATGGTGGTAGATTTAGATACTTTAGTAGTCTTAGAGTTGGTGACAGAATCATTAATATTAACTAGGATTTAGCTAACCTCGAAAAAAATGGTTCTAATGAAGAAGTAATGTAGTATCTTAAAGATCTTAAAGTATTATTGCTCGGTTTTGAAAGAGTTAATAGTAGTGAAGAACTGACTACAAGTGCTAATATTTATCAAGCTATGAATAATCTACTTGTAGGAGCTACTACAAGAGAGATGAACAAACTTGTAAATAGAGGTATATTGGGCTTCAAAAATGGTAGGTTTGTAAATAAACTTATTCCTTATAATATATACTCTTACTATAAAAAAGCAGCTAATAATGGTATGTATACTACGGAAGAAGGTTCATTACTTAATGAAGATATACTGTACTCTATTATTGGTTCTCATGTAGCTAATAGTGCTTTATCTATTATAGAGGTAGAGAAATGCTTTACAGGTGACCCTGCTTACTATAAATGGAAGAAGTTTAATAAGGAAGTAAGAGACGATAGTGGAGAAGTAATAGCAAGCTACGATGTTATATCTGGTCGAGATGTAGACAAGATCAAACGTCTATCTGCTGTACTTTCTACTGGTACTAATCTTAGAACTATATGGGACAATCCTGCAGAAAATGACACTTCTATTAGTGTATTGCATTTGAAGGATAATGAAATTGGTTCTGAATACTATGGAGAATTGTATAAGATATTCCGTAACTCTATATTAAGAGATTTGCTTAGTCAAAGATATCCTGCTTATACAGATGATATGTTGATAGAAGCTCTTAATACTGAAGAAAAGGAATAGAAGTTCTATGATTCTTTGGATAAAGAGCAATAGAAGTTTGTAGATAGTTATTCTAAGAATAGCGCTAATCCTTATAGTGACGGAGCTATTAATCAATCTGATGCTGCTGTATATGTACGTCCTGCTTTATACAGGCGTATTATGAAAGCACTTGGTAACTGGTCTGATGAAATAGAAGAAGCATACAGAATAATGGAAGGAGAAGACGAAAGTTGGCTTAATGATCCTGTTAAGTATGCTAAAACTACTTCAGCTCTTATCAATCCTTTGAAGATGGTTTACTTTGGTGATCATCGAGATAGTCAGCTTAATTTGAATATACCAGTATTTGATAAGATGGCAATGTTCCCTATGTTTAAAGTGTTAGCTAAAGGTGATAATAGACTTCTCTATGAGCGTATGAACAATGAGGAACTGGGAACTATCGATATGCTTACTTTTGAATCTGCTGTTAAAGTAGGTGGTAGACAAAAGTATCAAACATATTTGGATAGTATGAATAATACTTTCAATATGGAAGATCTTGGCAAACCGTCTTATGATAAGTATCATCAAGAGGGTAATTTACCAGTATTTAAGTAGGATATCAGTAACTTAAGATTGCAGCTTAATACTAATCCTCATGAACATTTGGATCGTTCATTTGGTACTTAGGCAGTTAAGATATGCCTTGGTAACCTTATAGATAATCGTACTTATGGTAATAATAAAGGACAGTCTGTTACAGGTGCTCAAATCAAAGAAAGAGTAATGAGTGCTATTAATAGATTATCTGTAAGAGGAGCTAATGACGTATTGAAACGATTCCTTAAAGACGGTACTATTAATAATAAAGCTTTATCAGATTACTTAATAAGTCAGGCTGTTTCCTCAGGTATGTCTGATGAAGTCATTGATGGATTTAAGTTAGATGAAAACGGTGAATTCCGCATTCCTCTTGCTGCTACAAGTTCAAGAAATTGGGTTGAAAGCAGAATAATATCTTACATTAATAAACAAGTAGTAGATTTAAATACTCCAGGTGGCTCAGCTATTCAGATGTCTTCATTTGGTTTCAAAGCTACTGGTGCTCGTAAACAATCTGCAATAGGTACAGCATTCAACGACGGTAAGAAATTACGTTTCTTGAATAAAGACGGTAGTATGGATGTCATGCTTAGTACTAACTTCTTTAGACACATTGTACCAAAAGAGTATCAAGGCAGTTATGGCCAAATGAGAAGATGGTTACTTGAGAAAGGTATAATAGGTAAGGATGCTACTCCTATGGGTGTTGGTTACCGTATCCCTACTCAGGGTCTTTCTTCAACGTTTAGCTTTAAAGTAGTAGATGTGTTACCAGATAGAATAGGTGATACCATCATAGTTCCTGATGAATTTACTGCTATGACTGGTTCTGACTTCGACGTTGATAAATTGTATTTAGCTACTCTTAATTATGACGAGAATGGTAATATAATGCAGTATGAGACAGATGAAGAAGGAAACGTACTACCAGAGGACAAGCAGAGTACTAAGGCGTTGTAGAATATGATTATATAGAGTTATCAGTTAGTAGTATCAGATAGCAAGAATATGGCAGAAACTAGAGCTTCTATTGATACTCTTACTAAGTTACTTTAGAAAGATATTCTACCTCTTATACAGCCTTCTGTTAAAGAGGAAGCTTTGCCAATGTATGAACTATTGCCTTCATTTCAACTTGCTCGTAAAGAGGAATATACAGGTGGTAAAGCAGGTATCGCTCCGTTTGCACTTAATTCTACTAATCACTGTTTAACTCAATTAGTACATCTATAGATGATATATACTAAAGGTAATCCTTATGGTTTAGGAACTATAGATGCTATCAGAGGTAGAGATGGTTTTAGAATACTCGACTGGTTATCAGCAATGATTAATGCTCACGTAGACGTTGCTAAAGATCCATACATTATGGCTCTGAATGTAAATCAAGTTACTTATAACATGACTAACTTACTGTTACGTGGTGGTATGGGTAAGACTACGTTCTATTTCTTAGCATAGCCTATATTGAAAGAATTTGCTGATTCTATGATTGCTAATAAGGGTGTATATGGTGTTACTACTTAGACTGAAAATCAGGTAGTTGCTACTTTATATGACAAGTACTTTAAACAATACAAGTCATATATAGATTCTTTAGATAATAATGACCCTACTAAGTATGATCATATTAAGAAGTATAATAGTATAGCAGATGAAGTAGGTATAGATTTAATATACGACAAAACTAAATTTGTACACGATAGAAGTACTGTGTTCAATGATAGTAGTCTTATCAACGGTCTAACCACTAAAGATCCTTATACTTAGTTAATCGTTCTTAAAGCTTATAATGAGCTTAATAATGATGCTAAGAGATTAAGTGAATTGGTACATCGTTCTTAGATTGATACTAAGAAATTTGGTAATACTCTTGCTCAGTAGATGAACTTCAGAAATTCATATGAGACGTTCATATATGATAATGCAGAATACTTCGTTATTGAAGGATAGGAATTTGATGAAAAGAATCCTCAAGAAGCTCTACGTACTTATTTTGGTAAAACATTCTTAAGTACTAAGTTACATCATGGTACTTCGTTACCCCGTAAATTATTGCGTTCTTAGGCATTCCCTGCAACTTAGGTATTCCAGAATATCTTCACATCAGCAATGGGTATATTTGGTCAAAGAAAGGATATTGTATATAATAATGGACAAGAGGCAATAGCTTATAAGCATATAGGGGATAAGAAATTCGTAAACAGATTCTCTTCCTATATCGACTCTATTATTAGAGCAAGACTGTCTAGAGACTTACCCGCATTACATGCTACTGATGAAGAATTAGTAGGGATGCTATATGGCGAAGATAGTATGTGTAAAAGGTTAACTGGCATCAAGTAGTACATAATGGAGAACAAAGATAGATTCCCGTCGTTAATTGGTCAAGATGGTTATATACGTAATCAGTTACTTAATTATTTACAGGAATATCAAGCGGATGGTACAGTACAGTTAATAGACCGTATTGTATTATCTGATTCTTCCTTAAGTAATGACTATGAGACCGAGAATCAATTAGTATCTGCTTTTGCTGAATTACTTGAGTCTGATGATCCTATAGTTAGAGAATTTGCTAATGACTTAGCTAAGTATGCATACTTAACTTCTTATGATGAAAGAGGTAGTAATAACTTCTTTAATCTTGTTCCTAATAAGTGGAAAGAAGAAAACGGTTACGTAAATGTTATTAAAGAAGGTTTAAAGTCATTTAAGAGTTCCTCTAATCAAGCTGCTTATGCTTCTATTGCTGAAGAGAATGATAATGCTGAGGCCTTGTATTTCCCTTCTATCAATATTACTATTGCACGTAACTTATGGTAGGATGATAGTGTAGTTCAACCATTTGAAATAAATGTGGAAAAGGGGGATAAAGTATTACATCGTACTTCTGAAAGAGGAAGAGTAAGAACCACCTTGAAAACAGATTTATTTGCTACTTCACGTTCTAAGAAAGAATTTATTAAAGTAGTAAATGGAGCTGGTACTTCTAAAGTAACAGAACTATATAGAAAAGTAGGTCAAGTTTCTTATATTAATGAAGAAGGTGAAACTGTAGGAAGAGGTACTAAGTATATATATCAAAGAATACCTAAATTAGGTGTTATTGATAATGGATTTAGAGTTATGGAATTCTAGAAACATAGCTTAGAACCTTCTGCATTTGAAGCGAACTCATTTAATTATAATGCATTACTGACTGAAGGTGAAATTGAAGCATTAGCATTAAAGGCTATTAAAGATCCTAAAGCTGATTCTGGTTTTACTAAATAGTTCTTCCCTGGAGAAATAAATTCTATTAAAGCAAGAATAGAATAGGATGCAAAAGAAATAGCAGGTACAGAAGATGGAAATCCTGTTATGGATAATGTATCTAATATTGATGTTGAAGACGTAATTGTTCCAACAGAAGATGTTACTATTACTCCAGAAATGATGCAAGAAGCTACTGATTTTGTATACGGTACTATCGAAACAGAAGACTTTACTGCAATTGAGGCAATAGAAGATTTTATGCAACAAATAGAAGATGTAAGTCAATTGACTGAAGTATTTGAAGCCCAATCTGCTCCTGATATAGAAACTGTATCTGATACAGCACAGAATGAAAGTTTTGAAGATATGTCTGCATTAGCGGAATTGGGTAAGAAACGTAGAAAAGAATGTGAATAATTATGCAGTGTTTAAATTTAAAGAATAAAGAAGTTAAAGCAGCTTTTGATGAAGTAGCAAAGGTACTTAATAGTGAAGACGCTGCTTATTATGTCATATCTGAAAATAATGGTTATGCTATAGACTAGGATCCTGATGGATCTTAGTCTTAGCTATTCCAAGACCTATTATAGAAATATAATGGAGATAGAGATAAGGCTATAATTGAGAGAGCTAAAAGCTTTGATTATTTGTCAGCCGATATATAGACAAGAAACCTAAGTTTTGAAGAGTAGTTTTTATCTAGTACAGATGAAAATGCTAGATTTATAGAAGTATCTATTGATAATTTAAATAAGTATAACTTTAATACTAAGAAAGAATTAGATGATAGATTAAGAAGTATACGAAAGAATCTCGAACAAGGTCTTATATCTCGTCTTAATTCTATTGATGAAAAGGATCCAGCTAAGAGAACTGAATTAAAAGAACAAATCAAATATCAGATAAAGAATATATAGAATGGAGTTATAGAGGACATAAAAGTTATTATGGACTTTACTGACGAACTTAAGGATGATATTAGAACAGTGGCAAGAGAAGTAATAGATGCGTATAATAATCGTACTAATGCTTTATCTGACGAAAGATTAGTTTCTCTTAATAAGAACTACTTCGGATTCTACTGTAAATATGCAAATGAAGTGTATAATTCTTTAGTAGACTTATCAAGTTATAGTGATATTATAGGAACTAAAGAATATGATAAATTGATGTCAGACTTATCTATATGTAAATCTATTCTTGATGCCTGCTCTGATCATGTTAAGCGCATGTAGGTATAGAATGCCAGAGAGATTATGCTTAACAATGGTATCTAGGTAGGTTCACCTACTATATATAATTACTTAGCTGAGAATACTAAGGAGACTAATAACGATATCTCTTCTCTTACACGATGGTTTGGTGCAGGCGATAAGATTAATGATGAAGCTATCAAGACATTATTCAATATACTTCAAAATACTGAAAATACTATTAATAATAATACTTTTGTGAAAGCACACTCTTTATTAGAGAAATTAAAGGCTGCTGGTAACAATCAAAAAGTATTGTTTGAAGTAGATGATGAAGGTAAAACTACAGGCTATATAGTAAGAGAAAGGAATTACGGTAAATTTCAAAGAGACTATAAAAAGTTCTTAGAGGATACAAGGAAAGAATTAGGTTTACATCCTGGAGAATTAACTTTACCAGAGAATAGAGAATTACGTATTCAGTATAATCGTAAGCGTAATGAATGGCTTTCTAAGCATTGTGAGCGTAAATATACTAAAGAGTATTATGATATGTTTAATGCTCTTAGTGATGAAGCGTCTAATGCACGTGAAAATATTATGATTAAGATCCGAGACCTTACTAGTAAGTATAAGAATATAGATGGCATAATTCAGTATGAGAAGTTTACTGAAGAAGAGTGGAATAGGTTACAAGTCTTATTCTTAGAAAAGAAACAATTGGCAAGTAAGTATGACCTTATGGGTAATGAAAAGCCAGAAGGTTCTATTGAAAGACAAATAGCTGACGAACTTACTGAACTTAATGATAAGATAGCTAAAGGTCTTAAAATGAAGACTAATCTGGAAAAGTTTGAAGCAGTACGTAAATAGAAAGAACAAGAACTTAGCGATAAAGACTATAATAAGTGGTACGAAAGAAATACTCGTACAGTATATTCTGAAGAATTCTATGACTTATTATCTAAAGTAGATAGAACTAACTATGGAGAAAAGTATGAGGAATTAAACCGTCAAAAAAGGGAAATACTTAATGCTTTCAGAGATGATAAGACTGGCGAGATTAATACTAATCTTATGTCTAATCATGTTATGAACTTAATAAATAGATTAGATGCTCGAATGAGAGTTATTCGTAAGTCTAAGAAAACAAATAAGTAGAAAGCTGGTATTAAGTTTGAAGACATAGCTAAAATAGTTCCTACTGATAGATATAGAAGAGACTATGCAGAAGCAGCTATGCTTGATTAGGAAATGCCTGGTACTCTTCAAGATTTTGAGCTTAGACATACTTATAGAGATGCACAAGGTAGAGTACATCCTAAATCCTATTATACTAAGATTGTACCTAAAGATGATAAATATATAACTGTACAACCTTCAATGAATTTCTCTGAAATATCTGAAGAATCTCCTTTCTATAATAAGAACTTTGATAGAACTAATGATGAATACTATCAGCCTAAGATGTCTTTATATGATAACAGTAAGGCTTATAAAGCTGTGATGCAGAATAAAGAGCTTAAGGAATTACGTCAAGCTATTATAGATACTATGGAAGAGTCTAATAATAAATTAGATAATTTACATAATTTAAATAAGTATAAGTTGCCATAGATATCAGGCTCTTGGTATAAATTCTTAAAGGCTCATAATTATAATCCTTTTACTGCTACTAAAGATTATTTACTTGATAGTGTATCTGTTAAGGGAGATGATTAGGGTATGCAGAAGAAGGTTAGAACCGCACCTGATGGTACTTCTTTAGCTATGGTTCCATAGTACTTTATTAAAGACTTAGATGATCCTGCTACTATTTCTGCAGATATGGTTGGTTCTGTTATTCAATACTTTAAAATGGCTGAGAACTTTAAATAGAAATCAGCTATTAAAGCTAAAGTAGAAAACATTAAAGCCTTCTTAGGTCAAAGAAAGTATACTGGTTCTAATACTGGAGTAGCAGCTGCTGTTAAGAAATTCTTCAAATAGAAAATAGAACCTAAAGATGGAGATTAGACTAACATTTATTAGTTTGCGAAGAAGTTCATAGATATGAATGTATATGATGTTAAGCTTAACTCTATTACATTCTCTATTGGAGAAAGAGAGTATAACATTACTAAGTTATTTAATAACTTACGTATTTACGGTACTCTACGAAACTTAGGTTTGAATTTTGCTTGCGCTTTTACTGGATTCTTTACAGCTTTGCATTCACATTTAGTAAATGCAATTACTGGTAGATATTATGATTTTTCTGATGCAGCAGCGGGTTTTAAGGACTTAGTATATGATACCTTTAAGTATGGTATTAATGCTGGCAATAAGCATTATAAGAGTCCTTAGATGGCAGCTATGGATTATTTTGAAGTAGGTTCTACATTAGAAAGTTTGTCAAGAAATACAAACCGTAATAGATGGCTCAATGTACTACAAAATGAATGGGCATTCGGAATTTATTCTATGTCTGATTATTTCATTAAAGGACAAATTCTAAATTCTGTTATGTACAACTATAAAAATGTAAACGGTGTGTTTCTATCTAAAGAGGAATATTTCAACAAATATGGTAGAACAGAAGATACTAAGGATAATTGGAATAAATACAAATCCTTTAAGGCTTCTATTAAATTTGTTAATGGAGAATTAAAAGCTATTGATCCTAAAGACCAATATGCAGTTAATAAAGCTAAATTTACTGTAGGTAATACAGCTAAGAACTTAGCTGCATCTGCAGATGGTTAGCTTACACCTCTATAGAAAGCACAATTTACTACTAATGTATTTGGTGCTATGTGTATGATGCATAGATAGTATATACCTATCATTATGCAAGAAAGATGGACAATGTCTAAGTAGTGGGATTATACTTCTTAGAGATATGTAGAGGGTTTACTAAGAACTCCTTTAAGAGTATTTGCTAATATATATAATGATAAAAAAGGTCTAGATATAATGACTACTGCCTTTAATTAGTTAATACTTAATAAAGGAATCTAGGATGAAATGACTAGAACTAATCTTAAAAAACTCAAAGTAGAATTATCTCTTATTCTTGCTATGTGGCCATTTATAGCCTATATTACAGGACAAGCTGCAGATGATGATAAGCGTAATAAATTATTAAACTTATTTGCTTATGTAATGGCAAGAACCTCTTTTGAATCAGGAGCTCCATATAAACTTACAGATGTGTATAGTACTATTAAAACTCCTACACCATTATATAGCTTAATAGATAACTTTGGTGCAATTGTATCTTATCCTGTAGAACAATTCTATGGATTATTTACAGATGAAAAGGATAAAAATAAAGTAATATCTAGAGGAGCATACAAAGGAGATACTCAACTAGAAAAGGCTTTCTGGTAGTCTACTCCATTTAAGAATGTTATAGAACTTAATGATATTCCAAGTAAACGAAGATACTACGATAAACAAATCGCAGGTAATTAAAAATAAAGCCAGGCTATTACACCTGGCTTTTTTGTTGGCACTGTTCACATGCTTCACATTTTAAACAATCAAAAAAAGAATCACTTAAAAAATCTTTCCAAATAATACAAACTTTAATTAAAAATTGCTTACTTAAGAGTAAAGATCCGTTTGTATAAATATCTTTGTAAATGTTTATGTATTCCTTATCAAAAAGAGTAAGTACATAAGCATATTGTTTTGTTCCATTATAAAATACCAACCGTTTATTATAATAGAATCTATTCTGAGTAATCTCAGAAATAATATACTGATCATATAACCTATTATAGACTAATCCAATACTGTTATTATTAAGTATTAACATATCTATAAAAGCGTCAGTATTAAATACATGAGGATTTAGTTCAAAAAGGGCTGCGTATAATCGTAGCCCTTTGTTGTATTTACTAAAATCTATCATGCTGCTTCGTCAGTTACTTCGACTTTATCTTCAATTGTAGAATTATCTACTTCTTCAACTTTATTCTCATCAACTTCATCAGCCGGATTAGTAATGACACAACTATTTATTGTCATCTCAATATCCAAGTCTTCTACTGTCTTAGCCTGTAAGTTCTTCAATTCCATCATTCTCATAATATTTACGAGTATGTTCCCAATTGTTAGAACTGATATGATATGATATTTCTGTTAAAGCTTCTGATATTATGTCTTTACGCTTGAGTAACTCCTCTTCGTTAAACATATTAAATACTCTAACTTCATACTTACCATTTGTTTGTATAGCAATAATATATGCTTCTAAGTCATAATCATCTACATTGAGATTTAACTCATTAAGCATATACCAGGTAATAGCACAAAGGTAAAAAGCTATTTGCCTATAATAATCAAACTCCTCTACGGAATGTTTGAAGTTATAAATATCACTTGTTGTTTTGAGGTCTATCAAAATAATTTTCTTATTAACGTGATCAAACATAACTCTATCTAATAAAGACTTACAGTCTATGTTCTTATATTGCCAGTTAATATGAAATTCATTATGACAGGTATATGTAGTCGGAACATTAAATAACAGTTTATTAGCTGCTACATGTTCTTGGAGATTTTGCTTAATTTGTTTAAGCATATTTAAGTCTGCAAAAGAAATTACTTTCTTTGTAGTACTTATTTGAAGATAGTTAATGTAGTCACTATAAGTTTCTACAATCTTCTTAGCTTCGTTTTTCCTAATTTCTGCAGATTTTGTATTATTGTAAGAATTATTATATGCTTCTAATAATAATTTATCATCATCTGCTAAAGGATCTGTTAATTTATGTGAACTATAATATTCACATAAATCTCTTTGTTGTTTTACCTTTGGAACTTCAAAGTCTAATATCTCATAGTCTTTCCAAAATTCCTCAGGTTGAAGAATGTATTCATGTATCATAGTACCTTTTTCAAGAAACTTAGCACTCATACCTTCTTCTTTTCCATCTAACATATCACGAAGATATCTTGGACCTTTTTTAAGAAACCAACCTATTGCTGAATTTGAAATTCTAGTATTATCCTCATAATATGGAATTTCTATATTCATCATTCTTTACGATCTTCTTTTACGTATTTTTCAAATTTGTCTAAATACTCAAAACCTTCTTTGATTCTATTCATTGTACGAAAATTTATGAAAGCATTCTCAAAACATCCTTGTTTTAAGGCCTTTTCAATATTCTCTTCTGCTTCTATTATATCCTGTTCCATTTCTATCTTTTTTGTTTTTATATAAAGATCGAATTTACGAGACATAACTTTTTCGTCAATAAAATCTTTTGCTTGCTTAATTGCTTTCTGTATCAAGTTCATAATCTTCATCTGTTAAATTTTGCTCATCATCTATAATATCTCCAGTTACTGGTAGAGGAATCTCATCCTCTTTTATAGGAACAATGTCCTTATTAACATCAATAACTATAGGCTTAAAATTATCTTTTATGTTATACATATCATTCAATATAGAACAATTATGTCTATATTTATTATTTTCAATAAAAGAAGTTCCTTCATGCCAATGACCGTATAGATGATATTTTATATTTTTAGGTATAAGATAGTTTAATATACCATTATAATAGGGATTATCATGAGTAAGAAGTACATCTGTATCTTTTGGAATATTATCATAACAACAAGTATTACTCTCCTCATTATAATCATCCTCAAACGCCCATCTTCCATTTTGGAACTTTATAGGACGTATAAAAGGGCAGCCATAGAACTTTATTCCTTCGTAAGTATATTCACTATTTATAAGAATTTCTAACTTACCGTTAGTTCTAGCGCTTAAATCTTTGCGTAATTCTTCAAGATAGCCTTTTTTATAAGCATCTTCAAGAAAAAAATCATGATTTCCAGGAGTAATAATTACCTTTTTACAAGGTAATCTATTAATCCAACTAGTAAATCTATTATACCACCAATGTCTAGATTGTTCAATTGAACGTTGTTCAACTAATCCTACTATATCTCCGCAGATACATAGTACATCACACTCTGGTATATCAATAAAATTACCATGTAAATCACTTAAACCACATACTTTCATAATATTAGAAAAGGCTAGTATTTCTACTAGCCTTATTTTTTTAGTTACAAGAGCACATAATTATCTTGTGTAGACTTTCATCCTCCTCGTATTCTTCGTCATCATCATACAACCAATCATCATCATCTTCATCTTCTTCATCTGGTGTTTCTCCGATTATATTCTTTTTACCTTTCTTAGAGGAAATATTCATATCGTTAAATATCTCTTCATTAGAAAGTTCAGGGAATAAGAGTTTTTCATCGATAAATGATAAGATATTATCAATAGATAATAGACCAAAGTTATTTACAATAAATGTATAAGTATCTTCAATCTTATCTTCTGCAATACCTTTGTCTCGTAAGATTTCACGTAAGAATCGAGCATTATCGTTTGCTTCAAAGTGTCTAATGTAACGTACACGTGAACAACGATCTTTCAGATAATCATTTACTCTATCTTCGTTATTACAAGTGAACAAAACTAATTTCTTAGCATTAGTCTGTACACCATCAAGCCATCCTAACAAATCTTCTGTATCCCAGTGTTTATCTACCTCATCAAAGATGATTGTAACAGGGGTTTCAAACTTACGGAAGAAATCGTTAATACGATTTGTAGGATAATCCTCATCTACTACAATAATAGGCAGATTAGAATTTTTGGCTATAACTTTAGCCATAACGGTTTTGCCAGTACCTTTAATGCCACTAAGCATTACTCCAGTAGACAATTTACTTGTTTTCTGGAAATATGTATTTACACGTTTGATGAAAATATCATCACTCTTTGTTGTATATACTTTGGCTGGGAGACTAAGTGAACCATCTTCTTCAAAATAGGACATTCCGTTGTAACGGTCCCATTTCAAATTATATACTTTACCATTTATCAAGTCATAATCAAGACCTGTAGGTTTATTGACAATTCGTTCTCCAACTTTTATAAATTCTGACATAATCTGTTAATTTTTGGTTTTTAATTCATCGATCATAGCATCGACTTGCTTTTGGTTTCTAACTAAATATAGTTTATAGTTAGAATTACTCTTCATTAGAGTATACTTAAAGATTTTCCAACGTAAAGGGAATGAATCTCCAATGAGTCCTTTACATTCAATTATAAAGTCTTTACCTATAAAGTCAGGTAAGTAAGTCATAGCTCTTACTTTCTCTCCATTATATTCGAACTTAGGTATTAACTCAAAGTGGGTTGATTCATATTCAGCTGGAATTTTAGCTTCTTTAAGTTTTTTGTATGTATAGGTTTCAAGTTTACTTCGGAACTTTATACCATTGTAGACATTAGGTGTAGCATTTTTTACTCTACCTTTTGTCTATTTCTTTTTATTTTTTGGTTTCATATTTCCAAATATATCCGTTAGGATCTTTATGTAAGTTATTACAATAACCACTTATTGTACTCTTAGATAAATTACTAAGCTCTGCAGCTTCTTTTAAACTTGTATAGATACATAGTAAACATCCTTCTTTATTAAATTTTAATACCTTCTTATATTTCTTAAGTGGCAATTTATTATAGTTCATATTATACTTTCTAGTACACCATTCAAGATTATTAATATTATTATTATGTTTATTTTCATCTTTATGGTTAACATCTGTATAATTATTTGTGTTTTCTAAAAAAGTAATAGCTACTAACCTGTGTACGGTTTTTGTTTCTATTTTACTATTTTTAGATAAATTTACTTGTAAATATCCTGAGTTTTTAGCAAACTGCTGTAGTATTTTACCTTTTATCTTTCTGGTAGTATAACGATCTCTCTTAACTACTCTATCAATTGACCTTATTCTTCCAAAATTAGAAGCTTCATAATTTTCATAATTTGGTATAACTTTCCAAATTTCATTTTCTTTTTTCATGCTGTTAAATTATATAAACATATAATATTATAACGCATGTTTATATTGTTTGTTAACAATTTTCTCTATTTCTTTTTTTACAATTTCAAAGTTATTTAATTTTATAGCATCCGATACATCTTTTGCATTTAAATACTTTGGTATAAAACAAGCTTCTAAGCCCATTTTAAGGCTTATTTTACGACTATATCTTACTCCTGCTGGATCTCTATCAAATAGGATTATAATGCGCTTAAAACGCTTCTTAAGACCCTCTAATATATCATTAGGAATAAAAGTACTTTCAGATGAAGGAGATATTGCAGGTATTCCCATCTCATAAAGGCACATCACATCTTTCATACTTTTAGTTATAAATAATACATCTCCTTTTTTAGGTAATTGAGCATAACCTTGAATATCATATTCAGTTAAGTTATTACGCCACTTTGTATATTTATCTGCTAATGGTCTATAAATTTTAAAGTTATTGTATACTTTATAAGCATACATAGGATTTTCAGGTTTATAAATACCTTTTACAATACCATTGCATAAATAGTATTTAATACTATTAACATTAAATTTCTTTAATGTTTCCTTAGATATATTAAATTGTTGCCAGTAATTTATATCAGTTGAAGTAAAGTCTTGGCGTACTACTCCAATAACAGTATCTGTAGATGGAGTATACTGCTTACTATTATCTAAAGTAGTATCAGGAGTAATATGTAATTGTTTAATAATATCTTTAAGAATATCATTATAATTTGTTATTCCTGTAAATAAGGATACAAACTTAATTACATTTCCACATTCTCCTGTACCATGATCTTTAAATAATAGCTGTTTTGTTCGCTTACTATAATAAACTCCAAAAGAAGGGTTTTTATCCTTACGAAATGGACTATTATAGATAGCTCCTACTTTGAATTGCCCTAAGTAATGAGCATATATGTCGTATTCGGTTACCTTAGATAATATATAATCTAAAGTAATACATTCTGTGGGTTTCTTTACCCTTCTTTTATCATACATATCCTGTACGCGTTAGTGTGGGAGAGGATGGATTCGAACCATACCACACGCTATCCCCATTTGGCGACCTGTACTACCTATTACAGTTAACGCATCTCCCGTATATCCTATAGCTCTCACTACTATAGGATAAAATCTGTTATTATATGTTATTTTTTACATTGGCGTAAAGTTTAAAAAAATATTAGACAATATATGAATAATCTCTGGAAAAATTACTTTACATCTTCGTGTTCGCACAAAAATAGTAGTAATCAGTACAAGAAATCAATAGCCCTATATCTGTTAAACAGAAGTCATCTATTTCCCATTCAGTACTGCTACCATTTTATAGGACAGTAAAATCTTTTATCTAGTGATAAAAGCTATACTTCCTAAAAAAGATGTCGAAATAAACTTCGTATCATAGGACTCACACCTATCTTTGTACACCACTATGCGGGATTTAGGCATAGCTGCTATTTATTGCATAACGTATCAATCTATTCCGAATAATTTTATTATCTGCTTTATTTTGCTATCAGCAGATCTTTTATTTAGACACTCTCCATGATTAATGACAATATTCTCTCTGGTCTGTTCGAGCTCCATTTCTACAGCTCTTCCCATTCCCCAACCATTTTTATATCTACCTTTTTGATGAGCAAATAAATAATAGCGAAAAAACCAAGGACTAATTCCATTAAGTATTAATCCTTGATTCAAAGAATCTTCATGTCGTTTTAAACATACTTGTACCGTGTATTTAACTCCTTTTTCTCCTTTATATGTACCACTTGAATCAAGAGTACAATCACAAGAATATATTGCTACACGATATCCTAAATTTTCGAGTAAATCTACAATCTGCATTGCAGTATAGGCTTTAACAAGCATCTCTTGTGAACCAATACAGCAATTTTCGGATATTATTACATATATGTTTACTAAACGTCCACTTCCTATTCCATGACTTTTAATTCGCTTTTTCATAGCTGGAAAACCGTCTATAAGTCGATCATAGCTAATATCATCACCATCAGTTTCATCCCATTTATAAGATCTCTTTGAACCACCTAAATTAAGATTTAAATCTAGCTTTTTCATTTCAGCTAGACCTTTAGTATAACTATATTGACTCTTTTTAATAGTTGCAATATCGTTACCTCTAAAGCTTATTTCTTCAGTTTGTAGGTGGCGCAAAGTATCTTCTATATTACCCTCAGGTGTAGGATGAAGAGCGTCTTCATAAAATTTACTAATGCTATCGTACGTATAAGATAATTCTACCATATAGAAGTTGTTTAATGTTTCTTAATAGCTTTTTCTATTCCTTTTTCAGTTAACCATCTAGTTAACTGCTCTTTCTCATTGTCTGTCCAGTTAATAGTCAGACGCCATTTCCAATCCATGAAATGATGATACTTAAGATTATGACCCGCTTGAATCATACGAGTGGAACATACTTTTCGTAAATTCTGCTCTTGAACGAAAGCTCTAAGAATTCGGACATATTCTACAACTTCTGTATCGTATCTATCTTCAAATTTAGCAGAGTACGTAACCTCTACAATACCACCAACAAAGCGGTCTATAGTGGACGCATCTAACTGGTTATTTGCTACATATTGACGATCACATCCAAAACCAAAAGTATTACTAGTAGCAATAATAATACAGTTTGGATGTCGATGAACTAAGCCCGTAGTAGTCTCAATTT